ATATATTCGAGGCATTAATATTTGATAAAGGATACAACGATGTAGCAGACCAAAATATGCAAGCTAGAATTCGCGGAGCAGCCGTAATGCACGCTTCAAACGCTTTTGGCATGCTTCCTCTCAGTACTGGCAATAAATCTGAACTATCAGTCGGATATTGCACGCTTTACGGCGATATGTGCGGAGGTTTCGCTCCTATTAGCGATGTCTATAAAACTATTGTTTATGCTTTAGCTGAATATTTTAATAAAAAAGCAAAAAAAGAACTTATACCTATTAATATCATTAAGAAACCACCAAGTGCAGAATTGGCTCCAGATCAAAAAGATGATGATAGCTTATTGCCATATGAGATTCTAGATCCTATTCTTTACCAATATATTGAATGTTATCTTGGCGATTTCGATGAATTCAAAAATACTACTAACATTACAGTAGTTAAAAACTGGGCTGAAACGCCAAATGCAAAAGCAGACTACAACAGAATGATACATTTAGTTGATAAAAGTGAGTTCAAGCGTCGTCAATCAGCCATTGGTATTAAGGTATGTTCTGTAGCCTTTGGGACCGGTCGTAGAATGCCTGTCGTAAAAAAGCTAAAATGAATATTAAAGGATAAAAAATGAAAGTTACTAAACGAGAAATAGTCACAAAACGCCCGTTCTTAAATCTTATGGAAGCAACATATGAACACAAAGAGAAAGAAGGGAAGTGGACCTACGTAAATAGATCAACCAAAAAGACCGGCCAGAGCGATGCCGTTATGATTGTCGGTCTAATGATAGATCCTTATAGATTAGTTCTCATAAAACAATATAGAGTCCCTGTTGGCGATTATATCCTAGAATTTCCTGCTGGGCTTATAGACGAAGGCGAGACCGCAGAAGATGCGGCTAGAAGAGAGTTTAAAGAAGAAACAGGGATGGAAGTAAAGAACATTCTAGTTGTTAGCCCATCAACATATAACTCCGCAGGACTAACAGATGAAACAGTGACTATGGTTTTTGCTGAAGTAGAAGGAGAACCGTCTACCGCAGAAAATGAATCTTCCGAAGATATAGAAATACTTGTCTTAAACGCTGAACAGATTAATCTTTTGGTGGGCGATAGAACTATCAAATGGTCAGCTAAAGGTTGGCTTTATTGCGGCATGTGGAATAATGCTGTTAGTCGATTGCTTTAATTTTTGAAAAACATAAATTTAACGACTAAACCTAGTCCCAAAAGACCAAATATTAAACCTAACCAAAATTTCGGACTTTTCCAAATATTAATATATGGACTTTGAACTAAAGGAACATCTATAGGACCAATATCATCAATATCCATAGGTCCAATCTCTGGTTCAATAGGATCAGCGACTAAATCGCTTATTTTGTTAGAACTGTCGCCGATATCTTGTAAATGAGGCTCTATAGAAGGCTTTGTAGTCGGTCCTGCGGTCTTTATTATAGATTTTATGGCATCAACATCATCTTTTATTTTATTGCTCTCAGCAACGATGTTTTCGATAGCTTTTTGCTTCTGCATTACTATCCTCTCAAGAACATCTATTTCTTCGTCCCTCTGAGCAATAACCTCTGTTTTAACTCGATTCTCTACCACAAGATCCTCAAGAGTTATCGGATCTTCAAAAATCGGCTCACCTACATCTCCTGCCGTCTGAGGAGCTTTTGGAGCCGTTATAGAATCGTCTGGCTTGTCATTAAAATAGAAGCATTCGTAACATCCAGAACAAAAAACTAAAGCTATTATCAATGTTAGTAATATATTTTTCATTATTAAAGGTAATCTCCATTTTGTACCGAATATAGTATCGACATTATGAATTGGTATAAACAGTCAAAAATTAAATACTATTTGGACGAAACAATTATGAAAGAAGCAGGATTCTTAAGCAATTTCGTTATCGGAGAAATAATGGTCTTAGCTCCGTTACTAGGCTATCTAGGATGGACCCAAACAGATATCTTCAATCGCCTAAAAAACAATAACGGAGACACAATAGCTTTAAAACAACAAGCCCTAGAAGAAGCTCAACAACAAGATGTGCCAGAACAAATCATCCAACAAGTCCAAAACAACATCAATAACCAACCTCAACAAGAAGTGACAGAACAAGCACCCATACAAAAAGAACCTACAACCTTTGATCGATTGCGTCAAAAGTTAATTGATAATGAAGGCTTTGTTAATAAGGCAAATAAAATAGGCAATAAAGGGGAAATAGATATAGGCGTCGGACATGCCATGCTTAACCCCAATAACGGCAAAACGAAAGCACAACAAACAGCAGTCTCAAGAAGAATTTTCTCAAAACTCTTCGGAAACACAGTAAATTTTGTTGCAGTCCTTAATGGAAGACAACAACTAACAGATCCACAAATAGAACAATTGTTGAAACATGATATAGATGAACACTCTAATAGAGCTAAACAGTTATTCAAAAACCCAAGACATTTTGATTCATTGCCACCATACCTACAAGATGCCATACTAGACGGAGTTTACAGAGGAGATATCGGAACTAGAGCTACTCCTATGACTGTTAAGTTAATGAACGCTAACAATTGGGCTGCTGCTGCTAAAGAATACTTGAATCATCGAGGCTATAGAAGTGCTAAACAAAGAGGACTCGGGGGAGTAAGAACTAGAATGGAAGAAAATCAAAAAGCTATGCTCCAATACGCTAGAGAGCTAGGACAAATTTAACAAATCAGTCCCACCACTTTAAGGATACTTCATTCATCTGACTCCAACCCCAAGACCAATAAAATTTAGAACTCCAAGAAAGACTTTTAGCAAATCTTGTAGCCGAAAGTGAAACTTTGAATTTCTCTAACGTCATTCTTTGTCCAGTTTCAAGATCTCTAATATTAACTGTTCTAAACAACATGTTCATGTCCACAAAGTTCCTCTAATCTTCATCAGTCTTATCAAATGATTTGTATCTTCTTGGTAGTATTTTTCTTCTGCATCAAAACTCCAGTGATTGTTCAGTTCTTCTTTCTGTCTCTCAGGTCGAACGACCTTCCACCAGCTATAAAGATACTTTAATTCTTTCTCTAATTTTTGATCATGTTCATGTTTCTCTTGAAGTGCTTTGATATTGTCTGCTTGAGATTGTTCGTCTTCCCAATCTTCTTTTTTCATCTTTTCTATTTGATCGGTATGATCCCAACCAACGTTCTCTAACAACTTCTCTCCTTCTATGACATCACAGAAGATAGCAAAACTGGCATGGAGCAAGAGAAGATCTCTGTCTACCCATGTTGGAGGTAGAGTCTTTGCTTTTACTACATTATAACGATGGAAGATGAAACACTTGCAATAGTAATAACTATCACCGATTTTCCTTTTACATTTACTGAGCCACCAAAAAAGATTATGAGGGAAATGTTTACGCTTTTCGCTGAGAGCATGCATGCGATCTTTTAGTCCTTCGATAGGATAAGTTTTAAGCGTCCCTTTCTCGATCTGTTTGTCTAAATCTTTAATTCTCTTTTTTAATATTTTTGTAATTCTAGGGTTCATAACTTTAATTATAACATATTCTTATTCACTTTGCAAAGAAAAAGAGCATAATAAACAATATTATACTCTTTCCTTTATGAGATTCGAACGATTTATCAGTATTATATTCGACAATTACATATAGAATCCTTTAGCTGTTCAGATTAAAAACTTTCTCGTACAAATTGTTAATCTCTTTAACCGAGTTCCTCAAAGGAGTCACAGCATCCTCAGTTACAGGTCTTTTGGCGTTATTATAGTCTATGTCTACACCAAAAGAATTGACAAACAAGTTCGTTAAATAGAAGCAATATTCTTCTCTAATTCTTGTGTTTCCATCTAATTTATGTTTTCTTAGCCAATAGGTTTGAGGAGTTCTTGTCCAATCAAATCGTCTCCAACAACTTTCATCATTTAAATCAATTTTGCAAAAAGGAGAGTCTATAACAGGTTCTGGTTTAGGACCAACTATCTCGCATCCTATCTTCTGTCCTTGATCATTTCTAATGAACTTTCTTATAACTCTGTTCTGTTTGTCTTTTCGCGCCCAACGATTCCACTCAGCCGCCTCTCTCTGAGCTTTCATGAACCATTGATTGAGCTTTCTAAGCTTCTTGTACGTCTCAAGATCGCAGGGATGATATCCCCATTTTGATTGATAAACTTTAGTTTCTGTCATTGTAGTCATTTTGTTTCTCCTTAATCATCAACATATTCTATATGTTGTGGTTTGTTGTCGTTAAAGAATATTTGTATTTTATTAATAACAGTTTCTGTGATGTTCTCTTTGCGAAGTTTTTCTTGCCAATTATCGTATGGTCTTTCTCCTATCCCTGAATAAAATGGAATTTTTTCTCCAATTATAAAACAGGCAGGATTACTAAAAACTTCAATACCATTAACATTTTTATACGGCCAGACTTGTAATGGAGAATCGTCACAACATCCACAATTGTGATTGATAAAAACTTGATCTGTCTCAGAATTAATAGATGAAGAAGAAATTCTTTTGTTACTCCATCTATCTGTATGTTCTTCAATATCTGGATACAATTCTAAGACTTTTTCCATTTGTAACATTTCTTTTTTTGTTTTTTTTAAATTTTCTATATAACTCATTTTTGTCCTTTCTTGTTAAATTAATGATTATGAAAAAAGTGTAATTAAATCATGATACACCTCCCATAAGCTTGAACTTTTTAAAGACTTTCCTTCTGTCTCCATATACAGGTTCCGTAGCAACGGCTGTCAATTGATTCCCTATATCTGGTTCTAGGAATTCTTTATACTTGATCCCAGACTGCTCGATCTTAAATATAGCTCTCTGTAAGGCTCTCTCGTCCTCTACAGAGCATATAATGACCGAAGGATGTCTCTGAGGCTGTATGAATGATTGAGTCGCACAGATCGCAGCGTGGACGCTCTGAACGGATTGCTGTGCTATAGAAAGGTCATGTCTTACTAAGATGTAGACATAGAAATGTTGGTCCTATCCGTATTCTTCTTTAGTCTATTGGAATGGTCTCATTGTTATTCTCCTAAGTATAATATCGGCAATTTATTTCTTGCTCTCAATTTTAATTACTTTTCCAAATACTTTTTTTTTGTTAGTCCATCCGTTTGTTCTACCTTTGTTGTTACCTATCAAGAACTTATCGCCTTGTACGGCTTTAACAAGATGGACGTAAAAACTTCCTTTAACCTTACAAAAAACTATATCTCCCTTTTTAATATCGTCTGTAGGAGAAATGGTTATCTTGTCTCCGCTATTAATTTTCGGCTTCATCGAATTGCCTTTAGGACAAAAACTTACGTCTTTACCTTTGAGCAAATCTTCTTTATGCTGTTTCCAATTCATCGAATCGCGTCCGGTGGGATTCAAACCCACGTAGTCACAAATTTAGAATTTGCCGTTAAATCCCTCAACTACGGACGCAGAACAAAGACCTTTCGGTCTTAAATATCTATTTTATTGATCTGATGCATTATAACATATAATATATCACAACTTAATTAAAAATTAAATTGTTTTTGTTTCGGTGGGTCGAAACTTAATAAAATCGCAAAACGTATCTTCTTTCACCTCAAGGGGAATAGGTTCTTTTTCCTCTATCTGACCTAATATCGACTTAAGAGAATCTATTTGAAGATGCAAGAATTGAATACCATGATGGAGACAATAACAATCTACTTTACCATGTTCGAATATGTCTTCAGACTTCACCAATATTCTAATGTCTTTTGGCTTCTCTCCACAAAGATTGCATCTTTTAGAGTGTCTATTCGTTATCTCTTGTACTACTATATATGGTCCGTAATACTCTTTGTCAATATTATTTTCCTTTTTTGCCATTTTTCTATTTACTTTCGACTGTAGACCTTCCTTTTTCAGGAGTTACCCATGCAGCAGCACTTTTAGCAAGATCCATTGCTCCATCTGCTGAAAGTATGTCATACTTTTCATCTTCAAAAACATATTTTCCAACCAATTCGTCGGATTCATCATAAACTTTAACATCAAATTTCATTTCACTCATCTTTTATTCCTTTTAAGTTTTAAAAAAAGTAGGATATGAGTAAACATACCCTACTTTTTTAACGGGTTAACCATGACTATCAGGTTTCCTGTCCTGGTGCGTAATCATCTGCTGTCTTGCCAAACGTCCAAGCAACAGCTTCTTGACACGTTGTTACATCTGGCGGAACTTTTAGATAATACGGCTTAAAAGTCCCATCTTCATTTGGAGTAGAGTTAGAAACTTTAACAAGAGCAATAGGCTCAGGAGCGTCTGTCTGAGCCTGCTCCTTGAAGATTCCATCGCACTGTAGAAGCTCTCGTTCAGTTCCATCTGCCGCTACATCAGCATCAATGACTCTAAATCGATTCTCTTTTCTCATTCGATCATAACCATATACTTGCATTCCGACATAACGGATCTCAGTATTGTCATGGTTCATCACTTCCTCGAATGTTAATGAATCAGGGTCATTAATATAACGAGGAGGAACAAGAATGTTTTCATAGTAAAAACATGTTGAACCAAAAGCATCAACATCTAAACCATGCTTTCTGCCTTCCTGATACCAAGTACAACGTAACGGAGAGATGTATGCTGGACCATCGTCACAATGGAGTCTCCCAAGAATGTCTTTCTTGAGTTCCAAAGGTCCAAATGGATAGAGCCTACGAATGCCCCTAATTCTACTTTGCCATTTCTCAAACTTTTGTCTAGTATCACTCATAATTACCTCTTCTGTTTAGTTGTTGCGATAATTATGCTACAGGACCATCAGTCGAATCTTCGTTAGAAGTTGAGACCGCGTCTTCTTCAAAAGACAAAGGGGCTTGCGACCAAGTTGGCTGATAAGCGATCTCGATAGCATCATGTTTGATGATTACGAACCCACCAATATCGTCTTCTCGTTCAGGCGTTGCTTTTGCAGAAGGACCAGAAATTTCAACTGATCTTGCATTAGCTAAGACAATAAAGTCTTCACCAACATGAGCTACAACGCCTCGATACTGATATCGTGCACATAGTACAGCGATTTTTTGACCTTCATGAGAGTTGATGATCTCACCAAATTTGGTTAAACCATTTAACATTTTTTTGATCTTATCTGCCTGGGCTTTTGGATCTACTTCTTTTGCGTCATTTGCTACATCTGTCATTTTTACTACTCCTGTCTTAGGTTATTTTAGCTTAATTAGCTAAACGGTTATACTTCTAGGTAAGAGTATTAGTCTCTTACTTGACGTTCTTTTTCAGCGGAAAGCGGATCATATTCGCGTTGACGAGAAATCTTGATCCATTCATCTTTTGGCATTGTGATAGTATCATGTTCGTCATGATCTACAGACATCTGCGTTGCAGACTTGACATAAACATGTCCATTGTCTGGGTCAACATAACTTTGGAACTGAGAGATATGCGGGGTTGCGATGGCGTGAGTGTGACCAGTTACTTCTCCGTGAGCGAGAACTGGAGTCTCATGCCGTTGGTTCTTTTTCAGTGCAGCCTCAGATGGTCCGTCAACTACTTCAAAGAAAATGTCGCCTTGTCTTGCTTGTGTTTGCTTCTTATCCATTTTAAACTCCTTTTGGGTTTCGGTTATCAACTATATTAATTGTATCGTCTATCAGAGTCACAAATAACCAATAAATTATTCTTTATTTTTTATTTCTTTCCTTCATCTATTATTATAGTATAAAGTTAAGTCACATTATCTGTTTTCTTTTATTAATTTGAGAATCTTTTTTTGTTTTGTTTCTGTGGGAGGGTTTTCGAAACAATCAACATCAAGACTATCACTATCTATGATTACGATAAAAGTTTTCTGAAATGTGACATATCGAATCACATAGACTGAACCTGGCAATCTCCAAGATATGTTATTATCAGATGCAAATTTTAAATCTTCGTCAGATAGTTCCATAGCTTTTTGTATCTTCTTAGAAAAATCGATTCGTTTCTGTTGGCGATTCTTGCGAGCTTGGATACGGTTCTTCTTGTCTTGAGTCTCTTTTTCTTGAAGACTTCTTATCGTTTGAATAGTTTTTTTGTAGCGATTCATATGTATATTATAAGAGATTTGATAAACACAATTGGTTTTAAGGTTTACGTTTATTTCCACATCGTCCGTTTCTACATCCACTTCTTGTATTAGCTTTTATTTTATCAGACGCTTTCCATCTAGCTATGTTTCTTTCATTTATTCTTTGCGTTTTTTCTTCTTCTCTTATTAAACAAATGATCATAATTTTTTGTTTAGTTTCTGTATCGAAATCTAATGCATCAACATAAGCTAGTATTTTTGCGAACTCGCGTTTGTTTTGTTTATAGACTACTATCCATCCGTCAATTTCTTTAGGTTCTTTTACTAAACGATTAATAAATTCTATATCCATTTTATTTCCTTTCTAAAAATAAATATCCGGAGTGGGATTCGAACCCACACGCTCGTTAAGAGCAACAGATTAAGGGATTCTCGTTATCAGGTACATACTGCAAGAATCCATTAAATCTGCCATGTCTTCCTTTCCATCACCCGGATAAAAACTACTGCTTGTTGTCTGCGTAAATAAATTTTATAAAGCTAATCCAGCATGTAATTCTGCATGACAATTTCTACAAAGAACAACACATTTTTTTATCTCTGGAAGAAGCTTTTGCCATGAATAATTCCAATGTGCAGATAGAGTAAATTTCTTTTTATCCTCATCAATATGATGAAAATCTAAAGCAAAATGACATTTATCGTATCCACATTTAGAACATTTACTCCCTCCCATGAACTCTAAAGCTTTTAGTTTATTGTCTTTTCGCTTCTTAGAGGCTCTACAAGTATTGCATGTATATCCAGTGTTATATGCTGTCTTTTCTTTTTTGCAAATTTTACAAGTAAAAGTTCTTAAATTTCTTTGCTTTTTGTCTTTTTTAGGAATAGTAAGATCTCTTGTATTATGACTTCCAAAAGGGGAACAGTCAAGACAGAATTTTCTAGTTCCTAAGTTTCTTTGTTTCCCATCTATTTCAACCCAACATGGATATTTTTGATTACATTTTTTACAAGTAGGCATAATATTATCTCCTTATACCTACTATTCTATGTTGCTCAAACAATACCTCTATTTAGTCACCTCATGCCATTGGGTTACTGCGGCGTGTAAATAGTCCCGGAGAGATTCGAACTCTCAAACACCAAGTTTTAAGTTTGGCGGCACATGCCTAGTTAGCCTACAGGACCAGATAGCAGAGATGGGAGTCGAACCCACAGAAACACTCCTTTTTGAAAGGAGCGGCAATACCAATTAGCCTACTCTGCCAACTACCGGATAAGGTTGGATTCGAACCAACGTGCCCCGTTAAGGACAACGAAATTAGCAGTTTCGCGCGATAAACCAGACTCTGCCACTTATCCAAAATACCGGATAGAGAGAGGGTCGAACTCCCACGCCCATTTCTGGGCAAACAGTTTTCAAAACTGTCGCCGCTGCCAACTATCGGCTGATCTATCCAAATCAAAGACCCATCCCAGAATCGAACTGGGGTCTATTCTTTTGCAGAGAATCGACTTACCACTTGCCCAATGAGTCATATAATACGGGTGAGAGGACTTGAACCTCCAAGAGCATTAAAGCTCACCAGATTCTAAATCTGGCACGTTTTCCAGTTTCGCCACACCCGCATGTATTTTCTTTATTTAAATATCAGAAGCTATTCTTTGCTTTTTATCAACTTTCTTTCTTTCAAAGAGAGCTTTTTCGTCCATTCTGCTATCGACAGACATTACTTTCTTCGATTCACAGTTACGTTCCATATTAACGTTTTATTATGAAAAACCCAATTCACTTTTTTAACTGATTTATTAACAATTTTTCCTACCTTATTAACTAATCTAATCTGTTTTCCATAACTAAATATACCTTTGACTTCAAAAAACTTACCTTCTATCTTAACTAGGTCTTTAGGTTGAATAGCATATCTTTGCTTACGAACAGAACGTTTAAATCCTTTTCTATTTTTTTGTAAACATCTATTGTTTTTACGTTTTTGTGTTGCTTCAAAAGGTAATGTTCTTTCTTGTTTTTCTCCACCTGAAATTACAAAAGCATCGTTAATATGTGATTTTCCTATTCCTAGTTCATTTCTCTTAGTAAACGTTTCATAACCAAAAACAAGTTTACAATCTAAATCTTCTTGAAACTTATTCTTAACAATATTCATAAACGTTGCTTCTTTATATTGTTTACTTTTCTTCAGTTTACTTTCTAAACCTTGTTCATGTAGTTTTTTGTGGCACTTCTTGTGTAATAAAGCCAAGTTGTCTGCTTTGTCGGTTCCTTCAGGTTTAGGAATAATATGATGTAAATTAGTCTTATCTCCAATAACTGATTTCTTACAAAGTTGACAAATATAATTTTCTCTTGCAAAAATATAAGATTTAACATTATTATAACCTAATAAATCACCTTCTTGATACTCTTTACCAGAAATATCAGGATTCTTAATCTTTTGTATGTCAAAATTTCCTACTTCTACTACTACTTTAGTAATAGGAAGAAGATGTTTAATTTTATTAATAAGAGTTAAATGAGTGAAATATTTCCTTAAAATAGAAGGTGGAAGCCAACCTTTCTTCTTAGTAGAAACTCTATTTTTCCATCTGGGTTTCCTGTACCACAATTTGCCTCTTTTACTTCTGCGATACATTTTTCTATCTGCTAGTCTTGATTTCATTTTATCATCAAGAACTACAGTTCCGCTTATTAATTCTTTTTCTTTCGAAACTGCACTAAAACCTATATTCTTTGCTCCAGAATCTATTCCTAATGTTACTTCCTGTTTATTCTCTCCAGTCGCATATTTCAACTGAATCGTAAATGGACTTCTTCTAACTACACACGCTAAATTCTCCTTAATCAATTTCTTAGCTTTCTGCGGAGAACATGGCATCAAAGGTTCTCCTCGTAAATTTAATACGTAAACCATGAAAGAGACTCTCAAGTTCTTTCCCTCTTTACGTTGAGGTAGATTCCCTTCGTGATTGTTACAATTCAGTACTTTATTCTCCACACTAAGACTTTGATCTTTGTTTAATGAAGAATTTACAGAGCAAGGAACTAGGGAGGCATTCCTTGGTGCGTTCTTTAACTTTGATTGTAACTGCTGCATAACTAATTCCTTAATTAAGCTCACTAATCAACTAATTACTCTCGAACCTCACGGTTCAAGCCCTTCCTTTAGGGTAGTTGACTTTCCAACCATCATCCCATTCTCATGTACCAGGCAGGATTCGAACCTGCAATACCCTCTCGGGTGGAAGGGTTACAGCCTTCTGGACAGCCAATTGTCCAACTGGTACTTATTTAATTATAAAAATTCTCTTACTGGATTTGCTGGAAATTACTGGGGAACGAAAGGGGAAAAATTTAGAGCAAATCCTAATTATGTCTTAGAGACATAAACTGGACAGCAAGAGATATGAATAATACGATGATAGAGATTGAGCAACTACGCCAGTGGCGTTCTGTTGGTCAGTCGTAATGTTTTGATTAGTCTTCATTTTCTATCTCGTTTATTTATGCATGCCCTCATAGAACATGCTTCTAACTTCAGTATCGGCATTATAGCACGATATCTATACACATTGCAAGAAAAAAATAAGATTCCTTTATTTTATTTTTTTATATCCCAAACAGTTAAGTTTTGGTCTTTTCGTAATAAAGCAGAAATAAATCGTCCTACCCCCCAAATTATCTCATCGTTCACCATGACGGAAGGTTCAGCAGTTTCTCCTTTAAAATTTGTCGCATATTCTTTATAGCGTCCGGGGTTTTGATCGTAAACTTTTCCAGCAACTATCTGTAATCCCCATTTTTGATTTATTTCTTCAATCACATCAACCGGACATCTTGCTATGGAATCTAAATTATTCGCGTTTCTTAATAAATGAGTCATTTCATATTTAACTGGTTGATTTGCCATTAGTTTCCATGAGTTAATATCTTGAATATCCTCTTGATTGGGATTCGGTCGTTCATCTATTATTTCTTTTTGAAGCATTGCAGGGAATCTGCTTACAGCTTGTATCCATTCTAGTGGTTTGTCTTGAAGTGTTTTTTTGATGTCAATGGATGACATTTTACTATCTGGTACTGCATAAAAATCTTCCTCGCCATTTTGTGCTACTTATCTTTGGTATTGTGCTGTTTTTATAATTTTCACTTACAGTCCCATATCAATGCCTGGACGAGCCTTTTCTTGTGCGATTTCGACCATCAGGTCATCATCACTATGCTCTTCTAGGCATAATTCTCGATGTTCACGCATTTTCTTTTTATTTGGAAACTTTTTTCCGCAAACATCACATTCTTCTCCTATTGAGAAATCTGGTGCCTGATATGGTTGATATCCATCAGGTGCAAAACCTGCTTCTTTGCCTATTCTAAGCCATTCTTGTTTAGTCAGTTTTATAGTTGTTCTGCCACTTGCATATTTTTTAACTTTCATTTTATTCTCCTTATAATTAGGCTGTTAACTTATATTTCGGACAAAAAAATGAAATTCCTTCATCTAGATGCTTTTTTTTGTATGTTTCTCGAATTCATCTATCGCTGATGTCAACTCTTCTTCTAGCAATGGTCCATTATCATCAGCATATGGATCAAAGTCAAGTATATTTTCTATTTCTTTTTCTTCTATTAATCCCTCAGACAACGTAAAGTCTGCTTTTACAAAGACTTTAGGTACAAATCCGAAGATAGAAGTACAGAATTTACATTTTAACTTGTAATTGACAGGGAATACATTATCCTTATCTTTGAAGTGAATGTCGTGACCACAAACGGGACATTTAAAACGCATTGTTCCCATGTCTTTTCCAATCTTATTGTTAGTTGCTAGGAGGATTATTTTTCTAAGTATGTATTTAGTTCGTCTATATTTTTAAAATCTCGTTGGATTTCATCTATAATTTCTTTTTTTGTTATACTGAATTTATTATTAAGATATCTCAACAATAGAGAATCATGTATATCTTTCAAGGTACAGATTGGGCAGCAATTTTCAGTTACTGCCATAATGCCATAGTCATCTTCTTCTTTATAGGTTATTTTTTTGCCGATTTTTCTTAAATGGCTTTTACAAAAAAGATGATCATGTTCGCATTCTTCCATTCCTAAATCTTTTGGAATGTTATCATATCCTACTTCTGATGCTCCGCAAACCTCGCAAATGAAACTGCTTGAGCTACTATTGCTTACGAATCCAGTTCTAATTTTCATTTTAACCGTCTCTCCATGCATGTTCGTGCCAACCAAAACCTTTGATATCTCCAAGCAAAGATTTGATAAGAGTTTCTACGCGAGTTTTAAATTCTTTACCTGTCTCATCATCTCTGATGTTGCATGGATCGATACCGATAAAAGTTCCACAGTATTCAGGTTGGTTTATTGAAAGTTTTACTACGTCTCCTACATCGTACAGCAATTCATAAAAGTCTTCACCAAAACTGTCTATGTATGCAGCGAAATCATCAAACGCATTTTTGTATGAGGATTTTGCTGCGGCTTCATTGTTTTTGGTTAACAGAGTTTTTTGTATTTCATCTGTAGCATTTTCTTTAATTCTGTTTATTATTTCGTCGCCTTCATCTAAACATATTCCATAGATGTAAAAAGAACTGGTTGAACTGTTACTTACGAATCCGTTTCTAATTTTCATTTTTTGATCCTTTCTTTTTGGGACTACAAACCGGACAACTTTCTTCATCTAATCTTGGTTCAATACAGACGTAATTTATAATTGCATCTGAGTCTAAATGGTCATCGCAAATAATACAGCCATTTTCGCATTCTACCATACGGATATCTACTAATTCATATCCTTGTCTTTCGTCTCCGCATATATCGCAAACGAAGCTACTTCCGCTACTATTACTAACAAAACCATTTCTAATTTTCATTAATTCTCCTTAGCCTTCTATGATTTCGAAATTATACTCAATGTGACCTGATATTAAGAGATAAAACATCAACTCTTTTGCTACTTCTCCGAAATCATTATTCTCATTATACATGCATGTCCAAAACATTGTAACATACCATCCTTCGATTTCTTCAGTCTGCTTTATCATTTCACGTATTTTTTCGAGACGTTCTTTTCCATCTTCGTCAATACCATCAAGTTTTTCAAAGTCGAAATCGTCTGATTCTAATTCTTCTAATGTTACATCTCCACATTTATGATACATAGCAAATATTTTAAGTAGGCTTGCTGCCAACATATTTTCTTCTGATGAATGATCTCCTTTCCATTTCCATTTTACAATGAAACTGGCACTACTTGAGTTACTTACAAATCCGTTTCTTTGTTTCATTCTTCTATTCCTTAGTGGTGACTTATCTGTATGTGTGGAACGTTTCTAAAAATATCGCCATGCTCAAGAGTACATTCTCCACCATCATCTGCATACGAAAGAATAACAATGTAAGCTTCTTTGTTATCTTCAAGAAAAACTTCTGCATCAACTTTGGCTATTTGACGAGCAAGACGCTCTTTTTCTTTCCACTTATTTTGACTAGTGGAAAGCTCTTCATCTCTAACAGCTTTATACTCTTCATGTTCATTTCTGAATTTAAGAAGAGCCGCGAGATAATCATCATAAGTTTTAATCTCTTCATCTGTGTAGGGATCACCAGTTTTTCTGTCTTTGCCATTCTTATACGCAAATTTTGGCTGTTTGAGTTTGAACTCGTTTTTGATGATGTCGTTCATTTTTTGATAAAGCTCTTTTTCTTTGGTATTAGAACTGATAGTAAAATTTCTAAGTTCGTCCATAGAGGTCTTGTCATTACCGCAATATTTATCAATAGGTTCCATCCAAGATCCACCGAGTTCATCACCCTTTTGACCAAACCAAGACATATTTGAATCGGCAGGACTGTAATAATATCGACCAGAAAACTCCTCTATAATATCATCTTTTTTGGCTGGTATAGTTTTACTATAACCATAGTATTTATCGTCTGTCCCGTTTTCAATATCTCTCCAAACTCTATCCGCAATTTGAGAGTGAGACATTCCTTCTGTGTCATAGATAGAAATACCGCCTTCTTTACCATGGAACATCATCTCAAAGACGTTATCATAGTTCTTTGGTTCACTAGGAAAAGCGACTACAAAAGAACTACTTGAACTATTGCTTACGAATCCGTTTCTTATTTTCATTTTAACCTTCTTTATCTAAAAATTCTATTGTTCCTGCTGATTTCATCTCTTCTATCATTTGATTTATGAATTCATCGTGATAAGACACGGAAAAAACAGCCAATTCCCAGTCGTTTCCGTATGTTACAGCTTTTTCTCTTATTCTGTCTGCTTCATCGTCGTGATAGTCACCATAACTGCTTATTTCATCAGCATACTCTAAAACTGCATCTAGTCCTACACCATCAAGTTCTGTTTCTCCACCATAATTAGCTTTTTCTTCAATAGCTTTTAAAATACTGGGATCGCCTCTTCCGCAATGAGGACATACGTCATCTTTTTTAATAGCAACTACGAAAGAGCTACTTGAGCTATTACTTACAAATCCATTTCTTATTTTCATGATATATTTTCTTTCGGAACACCTATTTTATTAAGGAAAAACTCCATATCAAAATTATCCATCGAAGTAGATAGCTCAATGACAGTATCGCATTCTATTATGCTCCATGCCCCATCTGGATGCTCTTCGGCTGTCCATTCAGGGAAAATCATTTTATTTACTATTTCTATATGATTGTGAATCGCATAAATCTGTAACTCATTGAGTCCTTCTTTTTTAACTACAAAAGAGCTACTTGAGCTATTGCTAACGAATCCGTTTCTAATTTTCATTTTATTCTCCTATCTATAGTATTGATCAAACTTCCAAGTGAAATTTTCAGAAGTTCCACCATCTCGAAGAATGTAATCAAAGATTCTACCTAAAACTGTTCCTTCTTCATCTCCAAAGGCGATGTTTTTCTTTTCTTTCCCCGAAAAAGAATATTCATCACCACAATAGTTGTTTTTTGCACTTTCTATTGCATCTTCGTGAGAATAGTTGTGCCAATCATACATTGCGTTAAAGTCGTCTACAAGTTGTAAATTTTCTTTAATAAAATCTACAATTGTTTTATCATCATCTGATGTATTTGTTATCGTAAATGACGTACTTGAACTATTGCTAACAAATCCGTTTCTCTGTTTCATCTTATTTCCTATACAGCAGTATCCCAATAACGAAGTTCTTTTTCGTCTTTATCTGCCCAATTTTTACAAGAGGTTATATCAAAAATAGGACATGATCTGCATCCGTCGCTAAACTTACAATCGCAGTTCTCAGATGATTGTAATATAATATCACGCCACATTTTAATTTTTTCTGAATGCCAAACGTCTTTCAAAAAGCTTTCGCAATTTAAAGCGTCAAGACCTTCTTCCCATCCCTTTTCTCCTTCGCAGAAAGAACAGGGGAAAAATTCGCCATCACAATTGATATAAGAGCTAAACATCCCAAAGCCTTCACAAGGCTCTGCCGATTGAACAAAATCATCTTCTCTTTCTAATCCTTCAATGCTCTTTAAAAAGAGAGGTGCAGAACAGGAATCGAAGCCGAAATTAACTTGTTTTTCAAGACAGAAGTTGACAAGTTTTTTATATTGTTCTGGGTCTCTTATCGAATGGAAAGCGTCTGGAGTATCTCCCTTGGGCTTATATTGAAGGAAGACGATTGCTCTCATTCCAGCAAGCCTTTCATCGGTTTTCATGTCTTCAACAATTTCAAACGCTCTCTCATAAGTCTCTTCGCTGAGCATATAATGGATGTTAACTTGATCCATGCCAGCGTCAACATATTTCTTGATAGCGTCATAAGTTTTGTTTTTGTTAACAATACTTACGGCGACTGCACCGCAAAGCTCTGATGTAATTTTAACAGCTTCTTCATCAACATCTAAGCCGTGAGTCGTATAGTTCGGAATTACGCCTTTCTCTTTGGAGTGTCTCATAATGTCAAAGAAATCAGGATTTGAATGTATATTGGTGATACCTAGAGCTATTTGGGTAAGCGTTTTAGGCATTTTTTCGAGTAAAGTTTTAAAGTCTTCGAGAGACATATGTTTACTTGGTACGCCGCTACCATTGCATTTGTAACAGAACTTGCAATTGCCGAGACACTCACCAGAGTCAATCTCAAGGTCAAGAATCTCTGGCCCGAAAGGAGAAAAATCGGGATCTTCCTCTTTGGTCTTGCCCCAACGCGCGAAAAATCCTGTCTCTTTATCAAAAACATAATTATAATGTTCAGATATGAGAGCCTTTTTTTTCGGACTTTCAATTATTGCCATCTTTGGTCCATCATTAAACATTCGCATTCTCCAAGTTAGTAGTTCTAAAGTACGACTTACAATTAATTCATTAATTATACTCTAAAATGCGTCACAATTAGAGGATATTCTTATTTATTTTTGAAAAATATTATATGAGGATAATACGTAAACCTAAAAAATCGCATAAAAAAAAAACACATAAACCCCCTTTAATAACACAAAATGAAAACAAATCTGACAACTATGTTATAAAGCTTATCGATCTTGAACGTTACAAAAAGGACAATGGTTTCTATGAAGTAAATCTTTATCCGGATAGAGAATTTGATTCAGAAGTTCATGTTCTGCTATATTGCAAGGAATCATGGGGCAATTATCAATATTTTCAATACTTTAAAATGATGGACAAACGAAATATTAAAGTTATTATTTATTGTATATTTACACTATTTCCTTTAGCTTCAATTGTTGGTCATGAAATACGGATGCATAAAGTAGATGGTGATACCTGGTTTAGAGGTATGACTACATATGGGTTTAATCGTAATAAAGCATGGATTGTGTATGACATACCTAATAGCAAAAATAGGAACTGGGATATTGGACAAGTAAATAAAAGCGGTCTAAGATACTTATATTCTTGGGAGACTTCAGCGTTAACAACAGAGGTTTATAAACGTCCGATGTACATAGACAGTAAAGCTTACAAGTTTTTTTTAGAGAATGAATTCCCTAAAAAATGTATTATTGCTGAGATCAAGCCTAGATATTATACGGATTTAGTTTCTAAAATAGATGATCTAAACTTGGATTATATTTTAGGGACAGATAGGCGAATACAAAAACAAATTATTAAAAATTTCAATGGCAGTGATTATTTGCTTACCTATCAAATATTGATGAGTATTTTCAATCAAGTAGAGTACCTGGGCGTAGCTGGAGCGGCTTCACTGTTTTCTTCTGTCCCAGCTATGAATACAATGTTTATATCAGATAATATATACGATGACAATGTAGACATTAATAGTATATATTTTAAAACACTGTTAAATAAATCCATATTCGGGAAAGAAACCATTGGTTTCTTTCATGCTAGAAAGATTCTGGAATTTTATAGGTTGGACAGTTTTTGGATGTGGGAATCTTTAAAAACAATATTAACTTCATGGAAACCGACAGATAAAAATCCTTTAATAAAAATCAATAAGCATAAAATATTATAAATCAACTTTCTTTTTCAACAAATAGTGACCATAGCCTTTAGATTTCCTTGATTTGTAATAAAATACGTCATGCGTTGACTCGAATTGTTTGGTCCATTCATCATATTTATCGTATGTTAATAAATGATTATTTTTTTCAGAACCCCATCCTTTTAACGAACTGAAATGAATTGACATGCAAAAATGCTTGCAATTTTTTATTATATCAGATAGATCATCTGTAAGTAGAAATTTCTCACCACCTTCTACATTCATTTTAATCAAATAGTTGCTATTGTTAATATCTATTCCTATATCTTTAATCATGTTTGATAGTTTTTTAGTTTTTGTTTTAATTCCATCTAATGACTTTTCAGTAAAAAAGTTTTCAGTATGATCTTTTTGTTCAGACAGGTAGAGATCATTGCCATCTCCTAGAGCGAGTTGAAAACATTCAACATTAAAACCATGTACGTTTTTGACCAAATAGTTATATGTTTCTTTACATGGTTCATATGCAAATATACGAGCTTTGGGATATAACATGGCAGTGAATAATGAAAACACCCCTAAATTAGCTCCTATATCAATTATATAATCAAAAGAATCAATTGGATAACCTCTTACTCTAAAAAGGTCTTCTGTTATGATTTGTTTGATTGGTGCGAACCCTTGATTTTTATTATTAGTAATCATTTTTCTTTAATCCTATAATGTTTTTTATCAACTAAATTTAAACCAGTTATTTTATAATCTCTTTGTTTCAATAGATCTGTGTCTTCTAGTTCGTGTACATGGTTTATCCTTGCTTGATACCTACTGTCAAGAACTAGTTCTGGGGGATTGTCATAACAATATTTATTTAAATGACTTTCATCGTGCCATACCGCAATAATGTTATTTTCCAGATCTTTATCTACATTATCAGACAGGTTTTTGGACATTGATATAAACTTATCTGTTTTTGCTCCAAAGAAAGCTCCAGAATAATATTCTGAATAATTTGGATCTGTTATTGCTGAAGTTGATTGTATGTTGGTTTCGAATGGAAATCTTTTTTTGTTTTTGTATCTTCTTAATGACCAATGTTGTACAACTGTAAAATCAGAAATAATTTCTTTCCCAACATCAGATACGATACGAGAATCTGCGTCTATATAGAACATATAATCATTATCTTTATAGATATCTCTCGAATTATAAAAAGAGCGGAATCTCAATAACGTAGGATACGGCCACGGCATTTGTTCTTGATAAATATGTTTTACATTATCTGGTGGATCGCCATCAGTAAACAAATAAATATTAACTATATCTTCAGTAAAGAAGTGCTTATTTAATGAGTTTATTATATCAAAACGAGGATCTTGTATTAATTCCAAATAACGACCTGTTGCTATTATAATTACTCCAATCTTTAATTTGTTTTTTACTCTTTTAATAATATTGGTAGTCGAATATCCGTAATGATTTTTTATAAGTTCTATTTTTCCACCATTTTCTTCAACGGTTGGTTTTTCTACTATTTCGTCAATGGAATAACTTGAATCTTTACAGTGGACATCTGTCTTAAGCTCGGCAAGCATTTTGCATGGAGTTTCTTCATCAAACAAGCATATATAATCTACAATATCAACATGCGACAACATTTCAATTCGTTCTTGTTGGTTTAATATTGGTTTGTTGTCTCCCTTTATTCTTTTTACAGAACTATCCGTATTGAGTCCGACAACAAGTATGTCTCCGTTTTCTTTGCACTCTGAAAGGAATCTCAAATGTCCAGGATGTAATAAATCAAAAACACCATTTGTCGAAACTATTTTTTTATTTATTGATTTATATTTTTTAGATATATGTTGTAAATCGTCAAAATGAATTACTTTTAAAGAGTTGCTATAAACGTACCAATCTTCAAATTGCATTTCTTCAACTCTTTTATAACCATTTTGTGTAAGTAGCTCAAATATTTTTTTCTTCTTTTTTTCTTCTTTTTGACCATTACATGCATTATGTTCTATTGTTATTCTTTTAAATATATATTTGTCAAAAGGAAAGTTTTTCAGTATTTCATATTCAGATCCTTCTGTATCTATGCTGAGATAATCTATGACGTTTGGACTGTTATGTTTTTTCAAAAGATCATAAAGTCTCATTGATGTCCTTGATACCACAGGAACTCCATCTTTTATTCCATCTATAACCGCATCATCTGAGAATTCTGCATGTATCCCAGAAATCATTTTATGTTTTTTATCTCTTTCAATAAATTCTACTGTTCCATTAACGTCTGAAATACATATATTTTCACATATACATTTTCTTTGTTTTTTCATTTCAGAAAAAGTATGTATGTTTGGTTCTATACATATGCCATTCCAATTAAAATCCTTTTCAAGAATATAACTATTGCTTTCGTCAACTCCATCGTATGCTCCTATATCAACAAAATATCCGTTAGTTTTCCAGTCAAGAGTATCTACGATCCATTTGTCTTGTCCTTGTTTTGCTTTATATCCAAAAGAAAAAAAAGATCTATTTTCAGGTTTTAGTTTATTTTTGTTTACTAAACAATAATGACCATAACCTTTTGATCTTCTCGATTTGTAATATCTAATAAAATGAGAATTTGAAAGTTTCTTATTAATCCAATCATTGTAGGTATTGTATTCTTCAAAAAAATCAAACGATGCAAACCCAGAATTAAAATGTATTTCTAAACAAGTTTGAAGAGAATTCTTAATAATTTCTTCAGAATCGCTATCTTCAACAAGATATTTTTCTGCTCCTTCACAGTCAAATTTTAATATATAGTTTTGTGACATGTCTAAGTTAAATGTCTCAAATATATTTTTTAATGTTAAACTTTCTATGCGACCGCGTTGATCTTTTTGTTCTATATCGTGTAAATAAATATTGCTAATTATCGTACCGTCTCTATCGAAGAAAAATAGTTCTTTTCCATTTCCAAAGGCTTTTTGTACAGTTTCAATATTAAGGGCATTAGTATTAGATAATAAATATTCATAAGATTCTGGATTGGGTTCTATAGCAATTATTCTTGCATTTGGATGACGCATTCTCATCATTACAGAAAACACACCTATATTTGCCCCAATATCTATTATAAAATCTATATCACCATCTCGATATGAGTTGACATTATATATGTCTTGTTTTATTATCGTTTTAATTTCTGAAAGTCCACTATGTTTAGTTTTTTTACTAATCATTTTTTTATCCTTTAAATGGGAATCAATTAAATCTTCATTAAGATAAGTATATCCATTATCGCTATTTGGTTGACAATTATTTTTCCCATAATATACTTCTAATATTCTAGGATGTTTCATTGCTTCGGCTAAAGCGAAACCCAAAGATTGATTCCCGATATATATCTTACTACCTTTTATAATCTGTGCGAATTCTAAACCGTCTTTACACCAATATCCTTTTGCGTTTACTCCATATTCTTGATGAAGAAGTTTACGATCTTTTTCATCTCCAATGAAAAGTAATTTATCTTCATATTTTTTTAATATAGACCAATCAATCTCTTTCTTATCATGATATCTTCTAGTCCTACATATTATTATATCGGCCATATGTTTTGGTTCTATGTTCGTAATCCATGACTTCGATAAATCGTATTCTTTTTGAAATGGATCTAAATGACATCTGCATAAGTGCTTATTTACTAAATCCTCTTTTCTATAAACACTAAGATTTACATCAATTTTAGCAGTTTTATCATACAAAGCAACTGAATTAAGATATGGTTGCAACTCTAAAAGAGATAATAAGTTTTTAAATTGGTTGTGTTTTTCAAAATAAAAATCGCCTCCTCCAAAAGCGATAACCGTTGGAAGAGAATAGATTATATCTCCCTGAGCACCATTGTGTAAAAAATTAATTGTTTGATTATTTTCAACCATTTTTCCTTTTGATGCAGTAATGACCATAACCATTGTTTTTACGTGATTTATAATAATCTATTGAATGAGAATCTGAAAACTTTTCGTAGACCCAATCATTGTATGAAGTGAAATCGATCCAAAAGTCATATGGAGTTTTCTTAGATTTAAAATGTATTTCTAAACTTGTTTGGAGCGAGTTTTTAATGATATTTTCTGCGATAGGATCTCCTATCAAAAACTGTTCAGCACCTTCACAATCAAATTTTAACAAGTAATTTTGTGATATGTCTAATTTTTGTTTGTCGAATATATCTCCCAGCGTTAAGCTTTTAACCCGATATGTCTCTTCTTCGTCAGATATAAAAACGTTACGTAATAAATTGTCATCTACACTAAAAAAAGAAACTTCAGAACCGTTGCCAAAAGCATGTGGAAGCACATCTATATCAAGCATGTTCGTATTTTTCTCTAAAAAATATGCAGTTTCTAAACATGGCTCTACAGCAACTATTTTAGATTTAGGATGTTTCATTCGCATCATTACAGAGAAAACACCTATATTCGCTCCTATATCTACTATAAAGTCTAAATCGCCACTTAAAAAAGATGACACTTTATATATGTCGTTTGTGACAATCGTTTTAATCTCAGAAACACCGTCATTATTGCCGTTACTAATCATTTGTTTTTACCTTTTAGACGAATCGTTTTATATACTAGTTGTTTCTACAAAATTTTTGGTTACAACGGCTTTTCCCCAATGACTGTTTTGATTAACTATAAATTCACCAGCTTTTATTTTTTTCATCGTTATTTCTTTATTGATAACTTCTGTCTCTTTCCAGTTTTTATTCGTTTTTGACATATGTCTTGTTTTATCTCTACTGGACGTTTTTATTCTATTCATAAAATCACCAGAATTATTCCACCACATGAATTTATGTCCTAAAGCCATCGCTCTATAAACCACGCTATGATCATCAAATCCATATCCTAATAAATCTTCATCATAACCGCCCAAAGTCAAAAACTCATTTTTATAAAGACCTATTCTTCCATGCATCATTCGTTTACCTTTTGCGAAAATAGCTCTTTCCGGACAAAGTTCAGCTAATTTATTTATAACGTCAATAAACCCCTTCCCTATAAAATTATCGGCATCTACATTGTTAACTATATCCCCTGTTGACAATTTAAACGCAACGTTTCTAGAATGTCCCATTCTAAAGTGTTCTGGTTCAGATGTTTTATAATAAACTAATCTTCCAGAATTAATGTGATCCATCATATTTTGTTTTACCCAATCTTCTAGTCCATCTGCACTATTATAATCTAACAGCACAAATTCTACATTTGGATAGTCTTTGTTGTCTTCTATGTTTTTGGGTAATGTTTCTTTAAGATTGCCTAATCTATTCATGCATGTAGTACAAATAGATATTTTCCTATATCTAGAAGATTTTTCAGGTAATGGGTTTTTATTTGAATCCCAAAAACTCCAATTATAATCGTTCCAAACTGCCATTTATATCTTTCTATATATATCTCGATAAAACATAAACCCCTATACCACTTTTTTTCCTAGAGTGATGATATGTTATTTTATGCGTATGTGAAAAGGTTTGAACCCAATTATAATATTCCATATAAGAAGGAAACTTATCAAACTGTTTATGCCTAGGATTGGGAAAGTGAATTTCCATGCAAAAATGTTTACATTTTCCTATAATATCTTTATAATCATTTAACAAAAATCTCTCTCCACCTTCACAATCGGATTTAATAATATAATTTTTATCTGTTTTAAAATTATATTTTTTAAATATATCTTTTAGAGAAATACTTCTTACCATTAGTGATTTTTCATCTATTGGCTTATCTTCGAAGGTATACTGTCCACAATTGCTACCATTATTTCTGAAATACAATTCTCGCCCGTCACCACAAGCTGCATTCTCGCAATCGACATATAATCCTTTAAGATTTTCTGTCAAATGTACAAAGTTGGTTTTTTCTGGTTCTATAGCTATTATGCGTGCATCTGGAAACATAATTCTAGAATATAACGAAAATACACCTATATTAGCTCCTATGTCGATTACAAAATCTATATCTCTCTTAATATCTCTTATCATATAAGTGTCTTTATTTACTACTTCTTTAAAGATATTATTAAAATCTTTTGATGGTTTCATTTAATTTTGCCTTTTACAATTAATTTTGTTTGCGATTATAATAGGATTAACACGCCATTCATGTTCGAGACAAAGTCTCTCGCCTTTTTTGAAGAACTTCCTAAATAATCTAATTTTTTTTGCGTCTCTGTAATCTGTTTTGAGAGGTATGTGTTCCATCTCATAATACTCTACAAATCTAGATATTATTTCTTTATGCTCATCACAAAGACCTATTTCAAAAATACCTGGCTCAACGACAGTAATATCTATCGAAACTTTCTTTTTATGCGGTATAGCTAGAAATTTTCTTCCTTTTAAAACATCTGCTATACCTACAAAACTAAATCTTCTATTTGTATGAAACTTTTCTCCACAACATAAATCTCTTATATTATAATCGGAATTATTAATCTTTATGTCTATAGAAGCATCTTTAGTCAAATCTTTAGATATGTTAAAATACTTAGAAAATATATTTAATAAATCACTATCAACAGTTTTAACGCCTAACCTGTTCATCCCAGCTATATTCCGATTATAATCTGTTCCTCTATGAGGATGCATGTGTATGGCTTTAATGGGCTTCTGGCTGTTAACGTATCTTTTTTCAAAACCAGTCGCTCCTACATTATATGATCCATCTATTCGCGTAACACGTTTTTTGTATTCGTCTTCTTTGAAAACAAGTTTAATAATAGGCTCTTCTTTTCTAGATTTTTCTTGCCTAATGCGATCTGTAATCCTAACAAAAACATCTTTAGAAGATGGTTTGAGAAAAACACTGCCTCCCTGCCATCTGCCAATATATCTGGTCATGCCGACATCAGCAATGTCTTCAGGAAACTCAAATTGATGTGTTTGCCATAAATCTAAATCATGTAACCATGCATTTTCAGTTATCATTCCAGCATCAAATAATTTGACCATTGCAAATACTTTACTGCCAGTTAAACAAAAATTACAGTCTAAATCAAAAATGACAGATTCTACTCCCCTATAAGAATAAGAAAAATTTGTCGCAAAAATGATATCTTCTTTTTTCCAACCCAATAATAAACTATTGTCTATTTGACCATGAATATATTTTTTGTAATGCTCTAAGTCCTTAGATCTTTTTAGATTACAAACTATTATATTTTTCATATTTCTAATCCAATGAACTTAACTAGTTTATTTATAACATATTCTGATGTGAAGAATTTTGAATAAAGTAAACTATTTTCTCCCATTTTTTTTATTTGATCTCTATGTTCTATCAAAGAAATAATATGTTTATGAAAGTCTTTTTGAGATTTGCATAAAAATCCATTGTTTCCATGCACAACTTGATCTTTATTGCCGCCTCTATTAGTTGCAAGAATCGGACATCCACTAGCTATCGCTTCAGCTACAGATCTAGACCATGGCTCTTCTCTCTTCCACGAAACAAAGAAAAGGAAAATATCTATATCTTGTAAGTATTTAGATACTGGAATAGAAAATGTATTTCTTATAGTTACATTCTCGATTTTCTTCAATTCTTTTATGTCTCTTTTTGGGACTCCCATAAAATCCCACTCTATCTCGTTTTCATATCTTTTGTTTATTTCTTTTATCAGTTTAACATTCTCAGCATCAAATTTAGACTCAGAACCTATAGAATGTCTACCAATTCTTATTTTATCACAAACGTTTTTAGGAAGTTGTATTTTTTTTGTATTTATAGGACTTTCTATAATCATACGAGGCAAATGTCTAACCATCTCATATCTGTCTTGCTTACTGATCTCATCAAAAAACTTGCGATTTGCAACTAGAATTCTAACATCAACACCTTTTTCTGCTATAGTATGTAAATGTCTAGATGGACTAACTATAAAGTTATAAAGAAACGTCATTTGAGATATTCTAGATAAATCGATTTTGATAGAATGCCTAGTCGATTTGCCTTCCCAATAGTCTAACGTTGAAAACTCTTTACAATCAGTGTTAATAATAACAAGAGAATCAACTTTATATAAATACTCGAAATTATTTGGTTCTGGCAATAAAACGTTTTCGACTACTTGTACTTCATGGTTTTTGTATTCGAGTAAACTTTTGGGCATGTTCTTTTCGCATAAAATTAAAGGCACATGCTCAGTATATTTAGAAATAGCATTAGCAAGCTCGATGCATCTTATCTCAGATCCACCACACATCTCAAACTTCGAAAAAATTCCTATCGTACTCACAATATGCCACCTTCTACTTTTATTATTGTTTTGTCGTTTGATTTATCGTCATTGTATTTTAAAACTCCACCTTTATAATATGTAGATATCGCTCTTATTATATCAATGTCTTTAATCATATCCATACACTTCGGTATTTTGAGTTTGTCTGTAATCTCTACCGGATAAAGACATAAATCTTTGATATCTTTTTTATCGCCATCACCAACAGTCTGACATCTACTTTTCCAACAACCTCCATTGTCGCAACAGTCTATCGCTCCATTTACATCTAAAAACCTGTGATTTGGATATGCTTCCCATTGAGGAGGTTCTCTACCTCCAGCAATAACAACACATGGTCTATTTTGTGGAGGAGTATTTTTCATCTCAATAGCAGCAGCACCATGCATGGCAAACGTTACAGGGCAAAGAACTCCAACAGAATGATAAATAAGACGTATAAATTGTCTTAAATCTGTTTTCCCTATTAAGTTAATAACATTGTCAAGCTGTGGATGATAGTGGTCTGCTTGACCGCACTGTACAAAAGTTATTTTACCTTTAAAATGGTCGATAACTTTTTGAATTGTTTTGGGATTTGAAAATTTACAGGTGTAGTCGTATTTTCCACCTGCCATGACAATCCAAAAATCATTTTTAATACCCATCTCTTCGACCTGAGAAATCCATCCTTTCTCTTCATCGCTGATATGGATATCTCCTTTAAACTTAGTTGGTTTGATATTAATGCCTAACTTCTCTTCTAAGTCTTTACGATATCCATGTATAAAGTGATGTTGACCTTCATTGCTTTCGTGAATTAATGGATAGTCTACCTTAATGTCTTCAACATCTTTATTGCCTTCTTTCAATTTGACAATATATGGGTTATTCTCCCATAATTCACCGGCAGAAGTTCTTGGGTCAATGCCTATCTCAGGATGAGACAAATACAAGTCTCGAACAGCAGCCGTTAACATGACTATATCACCAGGCGATTGACTGTTACGAATAATAACTTTTCTTTTAATTTTTCTTTTAATTTTTCTTTTAGTTTCTTTTTTAGTCATTATTTGTCGCTATTATACTGTTATAGGATTATGTTTCCTTTTCCTTGTTCTAGTGCATCCAAGGCTCCTGCTGGTGCAGTTACGATTTTTTTGCTCTCATCTTCTTGTTTTTGTGCCATTCGCTTTCTGATCTCTTCTACAGCCTTACTAGCAAAGTCGTAGTATTCTTCAAAAGCCGCTTCTGGAGTACCAACACCAGGTATTTCGAATTTTATTTCTTGAGGGCCAGAAGGCGAAGGAATGTGTACAACTCCAACAAAAATAGTTTTATCAGAGAAATTTTGACCAGCAGCCTCTTCGTCGTTCGCTGTGTCTAGTTCGACTGACCCAACAATAGGAAAAACTTCTACTCTACGACCATCGTCTGTCTGATATACCTCCAACTTCCTCATCGGTACTGTTGCTTTTTCTTCTTTTACTACTTCTATCGTTTTTTGTGTTCCTTCTATCATTTTTCAATCTCCAATTATCGTGTTGTAATTTTTACTAACTATCTCTTGTATCGACAAAAACATAGGTTTTGGCAAGTTGTCTATGTCAAACCATTTCCATTCAAAACATTTTGTTGGTTCCATGATTTTAGCTTCTCCAGAATATTTTCTGGCTACAAAAAACGAACAAACAAAATGTATATCTAATTCAGGATAAGTGTCATTTCTTGATGTGATAAAATGAATATCATCTATATCAAGATCTGTTTCTTCTTTAACCTCCCTCACGCATGTGTCAACCCAGTCTTCCATATGTGATATTTTACCGCCTGGAAGTTGCCATTCGTTATGACCGTAACCTGGTTTGGCAATTCTGACCCCAAGCAATATTTGATTTGATTCGTTTACGATAAAAACTGCTACACCAGCTTTGGCTACACGCTCTTTCATTTCGTCTCCTATTAAGTATTCTTTTAAAATAGTGGATGGGAGATTCGAATATAGAAGCCGAAGCAACTCCGAACAATGTAATAGGATAAGTTTTAATACTTAAATCTTCAATTTTGAACCTTTGAATCATCAGTTTTGAATTCGAGATCAAGGTCAAATTGGAGTCATTCCAAAGAATGTATAATTACACAGTTCAGTTCTATCCGAACTCCCACCCACGTTAAACTTTAATAAACTTCGTCAAGCACTTCAACATTTATAGTCGTTGAATGATTATGTTTATCTATTTTTTCTTGTCGAGCATCAATTTTTTTGTTTGTATTAGTCTTCAGTTCTTCGGCATCGCCAAAACGAAAGACAGCTTCAAACTCAGTTGGTTCTGTTGCTGGGTAGTAAGCTCTATCTTGACTTGCCATACCATGAGTAGTGTTGACGCTATTCCAAAAAACAATGTCTGATTTAAGCTCAGAAATTGCAAATATAGTCTCAACGATAGGACCATTAGCTTTATTGATCGCAGTCTTTAGATCAATCAAATTATTAATCAATTTAGCTCTTAAAGCAACTAATTCCCTGATATCTACTTCTTTCTCTGTCCCTTTTATAACGCTGTTCTTCGTCCTAACGATTTCTGTAACAGTAGCTATTTTTCCAACTAATCTATTTTTGTACTTCAGTGCTCTTGCTAACGTAATTTCCATAATGTTCTCCATATAAGATTTTCTAAATTATACCAAAATATATAAACACAAACTAAAAATTCTCAACTGGGATTCTTTTTGAGAAAACATTCTCAAATCCCATTTTTTCTAAGATTTTCTTAGTTTTTTGATTTCTAACCCAAACTCTATCAGCTTGTCTCAAATCTAACTGCGGAACAACGCATATAACCCTCCCTGGGTCGTTTGCTGCCCTCCTAAGCCATTTAGATCTACTCCAAGAGTATTTGAACGTCCGTCTTTTATCTTGGGCTGTGGTCTCAAGTCTATCATCTAATGCATTGTTAAAAGCTGTCATGATCCACCAATCACAATCCATGAAAACACAATTAACATTTTTAAAAGAAAAAAGAACCTGATTCGGAAATTCTCCTTTTTTTCTTCTTGTATAACACTTCTTGTTATTTTTGTCAAACCAACTACTTAATGTGACTCTCCAATTGTCCTGATATCCAGTAGGATATAAAGCATCAAGCGTATCTCCGACAGCCATAAATAACGGATAAAAACCAACTTCATTTTTTAACCATTTATTAGCTCTTATGTCCCATTCCCAATCATCTTCACTAAGCCATTCATTAATATGACCGTTATTCAACGTATGTTGCTCTGCCGGTACAATTCTATCGTATCTAATAGTAGAAAGGTTAGTGCAATGGTGGTAGAGAAATTTATCCATTTTTAAGTTTTTCTAACATTTGATTCCAATTTAATGTCGGTTTATCAATCGCCGCAAGCATCATGTTTAGATCGTCTTCTATATCTTCTTTTGTCGCTCCATGAGGATCTATGGGATCAGAAGAAATAAGATTTATTTCGTTTTCATCAAGTTCGTCACTCTCGTCGGTTTTGTAAAAGACTTCGTGAATCCCGTACCAAACACTTTGATCTGTATGTTTAAATAATCTGTAGTTCCATCCCATTATTCTTTTTCTCCTCCATCAAACATTCCATATTCAATATCATTTTCGCATTCTTTTGCAGCCTCTTCGTTCCAGAAAAATTCTTGCCTACAATTCCAACACATTAGTCCATCAGCATCATGACAAGGTTCATTTCTTGTCAGACTCATACGATGAAAATTGATTGATTTGCAATTGGGACATTCGCATTTCATTTCTAATACGCTTTCTAGGCATTTAAAATATTCCATTATTCTTCCTCTTTCAGATGTATAATTTCACAAAGCGTCATAGTCTCCAGTTTCTTTACTATTACTTTTCTATGGCATTCCTCGACATCCTCACAAGCACATAGAAGCAAGCAACTATCATAATCTTTGCCGAGACTATTCAATAACTGTTTGCAACCTTTATCAAGATTGTATATCTTGATTGGTTTACCATTTTTATAATTGACATTACCAAGATTTTTTATATGAATATAATTATTGAAGTGTTTTGTCAGGTTCTTTTTGGTCCAAAACGGATTAAAGCTATAAGGGGAATATCTAACATCAACTATAAGAGGATTCCCTAGCTCTTCGATTTTGGTCTTGAATTCATAAAACGACCATGCATTATATCCGGCAGTGTATATATTAATCATTTCTTAAGTGACATCTTGTAAATCGCGTTGTCTTTGGCAAACAGAACTTGATTACCATTTTTGTATAGAGTCATGTTACCATCAATACTTGTATCGTCAACAACCTTAGTATCAGTTACTCCAAGCTTATTAACGAACAACTCTATATTTTCATCTTCATTTATATGTACGCATATTCCATTATCAAGAACTACGAAGTTCAATCCAGAATAAACGATATCACTCTTTATATTCAAATCGTAAGACTGATGCGAAGAATCAAACCTAAAGATAAGTTTATCGTATTTACCTTTTTTCTGTCCTACAATCATAAGAATTCTATTAGAATATTTAGCATCAACTATTTTGTATCCAATAAGTTCTTTCAAGTGGGACTGTACGTGAGTTTTTGGCTCTGGGAACATAGAAGCATAACATGCTCCCAATAAGTCTTGCAATATAACTCCATCGTAAACATGCGTAGCCTTCTCCATGACATTAGCTACGATAGTAGGCGTTGCAATAATTCTATTGCCTAACTCGTTTAGTTTGATTTCATATACATCTAAACCATTCTTTACATATATTCTTTCGTCATATGACATGACTTTTTCAGCAGCAATTGTGCAATCAATGGCTTTGCTCATAGTTACGTTATGCAATTTTAAAAGACCATTTTCAATACGTGCCGCAACTACATGTCCCATCTTTGGAGTAGAACCGATAAAGACATTCGCTATTGGCGGTCTTTTCTTGTCATTGATATAGATATTAGAGTTAGTGATCGCAACTCTATTACCATTAATGTATTTGCAGTCGATGACAGCTTGATCGTATTTTTGTAACTCTTCAATATCGAGATTATCACTACCTTTAACTGTATGGATAGTAGGCTGAATAATAATGAGATCTTGGAATCCACCTGGTGGAGGAACTCTTTTCCCATCCTCAAACACAGCTTTATACCATTCCCTATATGTTTGAGGAATTACGTCAAAAGAAGCACAAAGTTTAGGTATAGATACAGCCTTATTCAATACCGAAACATTATTCATCATCCTGTCATCAAGATTTTTGAATTTAGAATGCTTCCCTTTAAATGGATGTATACCTATAAACATTTGGAATGAGATAATTCCGAATGAGAACCAGTCCGTATTTGTACTGAACGAAGACGAATGTCTATCTCGAATGCTTTCCATGATGGCTGTAGCATTATAACTTTTAGTTTTGTAACTATCAGTATCAATAAAGAATATATCATCAAGTTTGTTATTGAGAAGGAAATTCATTTCGTTTAAATCAACGATTAGAATTTGCTTGCTATGTACATGCTGAATGCCTTCATATAGTTTTTTGACTAAATCCGCTACGCAACCAGGTTGTATGTTGTTCTTCCTTTTGAACGTTTTTGTGAAGATTTTGCAAAGAGAAGTCGTATCTTTTACATAACGCATCGTATAACCGACTGGGTTATCCTTGTTATCTAAAATAACACGTTCTGGACGTATAATATTTGGCAAAGAAAGTGATGAAAGTTCTTGAATTTTTGCGACAGGAATCATCTTTTTAGGGTCTAGGTAAATCTTGTACGCAGTTTTACCCTTAACAAAAATTTTGCCTTCGCCGCCCTGAGCCAAGAAATCAGTCTTGGAAAGATTGACCTGACCCTTACCTTTAACGAAAACTTTCATTTTCAATTCCTATTCAACATTGATTACTGCAAGAGACAAATCGTCAGAATGATGCCAGTTCTTGGTTGCACAACTTTTCTTAAAACTATTAAAGAGCCTATGAACGAAACATCCTTTTCGACCTTTAATGTCTAAAAGATCCTTTATAACAGTAACAAAATCTACTGGTCTGTTAGTCATTGAAGTTTCTGTTTGAACTTGTTCGTAAAAAGAATGTATTCCATCAGACATAATAGCAATGAAAGAAATATCATCAACGTTATCCCTAAACAACGCTGGGATAGGAGTAGTTACGCTATGAGAAGTTATTCTGCCTCCGTTAATTGAAACCGTTTCTAATTTAGCTCCCTTATTAACACTTTCGAAAGAATTTTTCCTTTGAGGATTAAGTTCATACGAAAGATATTGAGGATAAGATGTTAAAAAGGATACAGAGCGAATGAGTATTTTACCATTTTTATATCCTACGACAGTTACTCCGTCTCCATAACAACCCATAACATATCTGCCATCTTCAACTCTAGCCATTAATAAAGTCGCGTCTAAAGCAGTTTGGTCTAGTTTCATCATATTCGATACAGCTTTTGCGTTAGCTATATAAGCCTTGCCGCTAAAAGTCATATCAATTTTCATTACTTCTAGTTCTTCTACCGTTTTGACTAGGATTCTAGCTCCTATATCGCTGTCCTTGGAGCTAGAACATCCATCAGCGAGTGCGACAAAGGACATGTCAGCACTATCGTTGGCTATGGCATAGTCTTCGCAGACCTTATGCGTTGATCCTATAGTAAAGGCACAATCAGAATTCATTTTATTTCCTTAGAAGTTCAAGAAACCGACTGATTTAGGATTCAACGGAGTAGAGGTACAGCCAGTTCCGAGCGATTGTGACTGAGCACTAATGCTTTGGCTAATGAAATCAGCAAGCTTAGCAAGAGTCTTAGCATCAGCGTCCTTAATGTCAATAAATTGAGTCAAACCGCCTTTATCTTTGAAATCAGTAAGTCTTGTTCCGATTTCGGGATACTGCCCGACTCCAACGCCTACTAGAACCGTTATGATAGATTCTAAATTCTCGGCTCTCATTGCGTCCTTCAAAGCTGCATTGACGCTAAGCTCAGTAAGAGCGGAACCATTATCGCAACCATCAGTAAGGATAATAACAATAGAATTGACATCGTAGCCGTTTTTCGTCAAATTCTGACCATAGCTGGAACTTGCAGCGATAGCATTTTCAGCAGCATCGAACAAAGATGTACCGCCACTACAATGCAAGATACCATCATAGTCACCTTCGTTGCATTCGTCCAACAGTTTGAAGCCATGAATCTCATTTAGCTGCGTATTGAATCCGACGAGGCGAATCATGAGATTGTCGGCTCTGGGACTGTATTTACATGACTTGATAATTGCTTTCAAACATGTTTCCATTTCGTCTTTAAAACCTAAGACGCTACCGCTTACGTCTTGTACTATTGTGACAAGAGTATATTCGGATGCTCCCAAGTCGTCAAGATGTACGGCAGAATAGCCGTAAGAGCCTGTAGTAAGTTTGTGGTCAACTAATCCATCATTTAATTTAGGCATTGTTTTTTCCTTTATCTTAAGAATTCTGCGATATCAACAACATGTTAATATTATAGCATGATTTTTACCACTTTTAAATTTATTTATTATTTTTAAAGGGATTCATACGACAGCATAGAATAGATATAGATAGGAACGGATCGATAGATATAGAAAGAAATAAATAATGATAGAGATAAAAAACGAAAAATATTACACTCCATTAGAAGTCGCTAAAAAATTTGACGTTACCATTGGAACGATAGCCAAATGGAGACAAAGTGGAAAATTAATTGCTCATAAAATAAACAATAGAAGATTTATGTTTAGTGAGACATCAATAGAAAGGTTGTTAAAATCATGTTTAAAATAGGTGTAATATATAAACTTACAAGTCCTAAAGGGAAGTGCTATGTTGGACAAAGTTGGAATTATAAACATAGATGGGTTTGCTATAAGAATCTTTATGTAAAAGGACAAGTTAAATTAGAAAGAGCACTTAAAAAATACGGACCTGAAAATTTTAAATATGAGATAATAGACAAAACAGACAATCAAGAAACATTAGACCAAAAAGAAATACATTATATAAAGTTTTTTGATTGTATAAAAAACGGATATAACTGTAAAGAGGGAGGAGGTGGAGGCAGACATTCAGAAGAATCAAAACAAAGAATGCGAGATGCCATAAAAATTAAAAGAAAAGGAAAACCACATAATTGGCTAGGTAAACATCATTCTCAAAAGACTAAAGACAAAATAAGTAAAATTAAACGTGGAAAAAGGCTTGGACCGCACACTCAAGAACATAAAAAAAAGATATCAGAAGGACTTGAAAAATTTTATCTTCAAACCGAATGGAGACCTAACAACTGGAAAGGTAAAAAGCACACAGAAAAAACAAAAGAACTTATGTCATTTTCTAAATCAAAATTATGGATTGTAACATCTTCTTTGGGCGAAAGTTTTGTAATTTATAATTTGAAAAAGTTCTGTAATGAGAAAAAAATTCATTATAGCAATCTTTGTCAGGTCGCTAAAGGGAACAGAAAGACCTCTCATGGATGGAAATGCAGAAGATATAGTTGAGGAGCTATAATTAATATCATAGCTCCTCAACTATCTAAACGGAATCATACTAAAACATCTATAGTTTTTGCCGTTTTTACTCCTGTTTTCACCATCTTATCTACAAAAATTTGTTGATCTTGTTCGAATCCGATAACAGGAGACATAGCATCTGTTAAAAGAACAACTTTTTTAGCATAAGAATTATCGTTGATATTGTCAATCAAATCTTCTAGACTAAATTTAACACAATGAGATCCAGCTTCACCTGCAACAATAAGCATGTCTACATTTTCTAGTGATTGCAAAAATTTTGTATTCACTTGAGTTGATGGATCATTAGGCTGTGGAACATCTGCCATAAAAACGCCATAATGTTCTGTGAATGGATTGCTCCCTTTGGTTACGTAATCAACCATAGCAATTTGAGTTCTTTCCCATTCAATCAATGCGTCAAAAAGTTCTGGAACGACAGAACATCCTTTGCTACCAATTAGGCAATGCGGAATCCATGTACAAAGAGGATATCTTTGATTAGCCTCAAGAGCTTTTACGTATTCTAGAGACTTCTTATAGAGACTACTTACAGAAGGAGTCCATACGCCATTTTCCACATCAGAAACAGAGATAATAGTGAAAGGATCAGGATTTTTCCCATTAGAATCCTTCCAATATATAGGGTGAGATATATCAAACAAGTGATGAGAATCAAGCGTAACATGTATGTCATCGATTTTTGATTTTAAACGATTAATCATTGTAGCTAATCGTTTCATATCCTCATCTGCTCCAGGAACGAATAATTCTCCATTTGGGTCGCAAAAACTAACTTGCGGGTCGATAATTAAAACTTCAATTCTCATTTACATCTCCTTCAATTAAGGTTTCTTCAGTTATTTCAACAAGTTAATTATATCATAAAATCAAACACATTTATGGTACAATTTATTAATTTCTTTAATTCTTTCTGCGACAGTCTCAAAAGAGCGTAATTCTTCGATAGTCACATCATGATCGCTCTTCGCAGAGTTACACAAACAACACATCGTTTGGTAATTTTCAAGCATGTTCTTGCCGCCTTTACTTCTTGGGACAATATGATCTTTTGTCATTAAGACAATATAGCCATCTAATTCGGCATAAAGGTTGAAATGAGGTCTTCCATTTCTATCAAAATCATAATGACTAATATCTAAGACCATCCTATTACCAACAAGACCGCAACATGAACAAACTATTGATTTAGCAAATATCTGATATCGTTGCGATGCCATTTTAACAGAATATGTTTTACCATTTACTACATAATCTCTTGTTCTACCCTTTTTCTCTTCTCTATAAGGTAGAACATCTTCAACAGAAAACTCTGCTAAATGAATAAGATGATTATTGCCGTAGTATTCCATTATGTCGTTTTGAGAAGGGAAATTCTCAATCTTTCTGTTAAAACTGTTTTTCTTGCCAAAATTCTTTTACAATTTTTCTTTACACTAACCTCAAATTTTGTATCATTGCTCAAATTAAAAAGAACAAACCAACCCCTTTTTCTCTTTCCTTTTACGAAACCAATACCTTTTACTGTTTCTATTAAATCAAATTTTCTTAATCCAAACAACTTTCCTGTAGGTATTCTTATTTCACTATGTTTCCCTTTAGTCTGCTGATAGTCTCCTGAAGATACATGTTTTTTTAAATAAACATTATCGTTATTTAACTTAATCAATCGCAGAATTCGCCTTCACCTCGACCTGATAATAAAAGGTTTAACGCTACAAACACTGTTCCTACCTCACAGAACTGTTTAATCTGTAACCAAAGAGGAAAGTACTGGTGCGTCATACTTTCGTTTCTAATTTCTTTCTTATCGTTTACTAACAACTTTTAATCTCCTGTCAGTGGTCTGGTCAACTTAATCTCTTGCGAGATTCTCTAAAGTTTCCTTTAGAGAGGCAGCTAACTCTAATGTTCCACTAATTTTCTTACTCATTGTTCTATCCTTTGCTTATATTGTATTCTTTTAAAAAATCGGGAATTCTAAACCAAAAATACCCAAAACCCTATTATTGCTACAGTTAGAAGGACAAGTAAAGCCCAATCTACTGGTCCCATAGGTTTTGTAGGGACATTTCCCCTACAATTATCGTATTCGTAACGTATTCTTCTTGCCATTTTTATTCCTTTTAAAACCTTGTTAGAAATCCATTTGATGAACCATAACCATGATCTTTATGGTTATACATCCAACGTTCTATTAGTTCTAAACGTTTACTAATCGGTAGCTTTGCTAATTCTGCGATATGGTCATCTTCTTCTTTTTTCGCTTTAGCCTCTATTTCTTTTTTTATGCAAGTATCACATTTCTTCTTATATGTAACACCACGTTTAGATGTAAAACAAGCGTTTGTTCCACATTCAGGACAATCTTGATAAGTTGTATATCTGCCCATTTTTACTCCTTGTAATAAGGTTCCATTGTTCCATCTAGTATAGAATCAACAACCTTACTCATGTTTGTTCCGTCATACCTAACGCCTCTATCATCTATATACGCAAAAGCAATAGCTTTAGATGAACAGCCCTCTGGCTGATTAGGATTGTCATTGACGAAATCTATCAGTTCTGACAAATTATGTTTAACGATCCATTTCTTTATTACTTCTGTATTTCTTGTGCTATGTATTCCTATGATCCAACCTTTATCTTTTAAACGCTGTAGACCTTCTACAACATCTTCTCTAGGATCGCCTGGATTTGCTCCATGCTTATCCCAACTTTCGTAATTCGCCAATGTTGCGTCAAAATCAACTGCTACTGTTATCTTAGATTTTTCCGTACTCATATTACTCCTATAGTAAAAAATTCAGTTATTTCATTTTATACTTTGCATCAATCGTCGCATCAACTTGCAGTACTTTATCTGATCCTTTGATAAGAATACTGACACCAGATTCCATATTAACATATACTGCATTCTCATTTTTAATACCCACAACTCTGTGAAGCATTGAATTGTACATAAACCACTGACCTATTGCCAAGCATGCGACTTCACACGACCATATATTCTCGATTGGATTATTTATTTCTGTTGTCATTAATTTACTCCTTTACTCCCAATAATTTTAGGATATTATTTCATTTTATTCTCAATAAATTGATAAAAGACTACTAGTTCCCAGTCTGAACGCCAATTGTTAAAACTGCTCTCGCAATTTATTATACGTAAATCTTCTTGCTTTCCCAACCATTCATTGAAGTTGTCTACGCTTTCTCCAAAAATGGGACCAGAGAATACAACACTATGTAACGGTTCATTCATCATTACTCCCAATCTTTTATGTTTTCTCTGAGTTCCATCAATAATTTGCCAAGCCAGTTTTCACCATATCTAGATTCGTTTACACCCCAATACAAATCCTGCCAATGATTACCTTCTTCTAGCTCAGCATCACCAGTTTCTAAAAGTAATTCTTTTAAAACTTTATCTTGGAATTTAAGTCTCAACGCAAATCTCATTACGTCAATTTTGATATCTTCCCAATCTTTTCTAATTACGATTTTTCTGCCTAAAGACTTCGCATCTGCTGGAGTTTTAGCGTCTATTATCTTTTGAGCATTTTTTTCGTTAGTCGCTTTAGCAGCTTGGAAGTAATGTTCGCAAGTTTTATACGTAACTCCCATGAATTTAAAATCGCATTCAAAAAAGTTAGACAGAAAATGATAATCTGTTTTAGGATAGAAATTCCTGATAATTTTACGAACTTTCTTATTCCCTATAATATTACCATCACGATCTATAACACATATATATCCTATACTATCATTAGTTCCATCAAGACCACACACAAAATCATTATGTCGTTCTTCACATATACTCAAAGCCTTGTTGTAACTGTTAGTCTCATCAAACAGCTTCTTTCCATCTAAAGATGCATTTAATTCATATATTCCATATTTCTTTTTGTGTTCTATTGTTCGGTCCATTAGAATCCTTTCAAGGCATGTCTGGATATTTAATCTCTGCAACAGTAGTTTTTAGCCTATTTGCTTCATCTATGATATATTCAAACGACACAGGTCCATCCCATTCATCGAAACCAACATCGATCAAAGGTAAACCAGGCATATGCTTGTCTTTCCAATCGTTTATCATTGAATGACAATGACCATGCAACATAATAGAACCTCGGAAAGAGTTATTCCAAGTGACCATAGGCCAGTGACTCATCACAAATTTAGTCTTATTAAAATTGACCTCTTTGTAATGATCTACAGACTCGAATATCGTTCTATATTCTCTGTCACTAAAATAATCATGATTACCTTTGATGAAATGAATATGTTTACAATTAATTCTGTCTCTATATTTTTTTACTATACTAAAATCTTTCCTAGCAAAACAAAAATCACCAAGAATATAGAATGTATCATTAGGATTCACAACTGCATTAATTCTGTCTACAATAGTATCATCCATCTTGTCAACAGACTCTTGAGAGATTTTAAACTCTCTTACTGCTCTGTTGTCGTTAGGGCATCGCTCTTTAATAGATAAAATAGTATCTCGTTCTAAATCTGTTAGACAGAAAAAACGATTACAATATTTTATTATGTTTTCATGTGAAAAATGTAAATCTGCACAGGCGTAAAGCATTATTCTTCCTCTTTCTTTGCATCGTGGGATCTTATACTTGAACATTCCAGGCAATAGTTTATTTCACTAGTTATTCTCACTCCACATTTACACAACCAAGTAGAGTCTGCTTCACGTTTTACCCAATAATCTTTTGTTTTATCTAAACGAGCTTGTAGTTCCGCAATTTTAGTTTGGGCAGAATTTAATTTTTGTGTCATATAACAAGAGCATCCTTCACAACCCATAGGTTCGTGTCTTGTCACATTACAATGAACATCATGATAATACTGTTTCATGTCTACGTCATGGAGATATTGTTTAGGAACAAATTCAGTCAACCATACACCATTAGTTGACAAAAAGAATCTATGACCATCTAAATACATTCTTTGTGCGTCAATAACTAAAACGAATGGATTACCTTTACGTCTTCCTACCTCAATGGCTGTTTGTTTTTCTGCTGATAAATGAACATGATTGCGTTGCATTTTCTTTATGCCATTCATCAATATCTCAAAAATAGCTTTATTCGAAGTTCCATGAAAAAGATGTTCAGGTGGTAACGTAGGAGTATATTCTAAATCTACATCAACACTATGTCCTTGAGATGCCCTTATCTTAGTTCTATCCTCATTAAACTCAAATCTCTTTTTGTTATTTTGCTCAACTACAACTTCAAGATCCAACATAGACATATTGCATTTAACAAGAACCTCACTAACTCTTGCCCAACCAGCAGAGTCCAATGTAAGATCGACTGTTTCTGGTTTATGTCTTAAAATTAGACTTAGAAATTTACTTTTTTTAATTATATCCATTTTATTTAAAACATATAGAATGATATGTTGCAAGCCTGGTTAGAGAATTATTGTCCCACCAAAAACGACACGAAGAATGAGTATTTACCCAATTATTTATGACAGAATGAGGACTATATTTTTTTTCGTTCCAACAGCTAGATATGGGAGTTACATTTTTAAAAGACTTTATGACTGCAAGAGCGTTTATTCTCATTATCATTTTCATTTTAGCCCCATCTGCGTTTAGCTCTTAGACATTCAACTTCTGCCCAAAAACCTTTACGCTCCGCTTTCTTTGCATATTTTCGTTTAAGTTTTGTCATATCTTTCAAGTTGTCTGTGCAGATATTATCCCAAATGTCAAACCAACAATAGTCATAGTAAGCATCTTTAGGGGCTTTCCATTCTAATATGTCGGCATTGATAATTGTAAGTCTATCTTTATATTTGTCTTTAAAATGATCACCAACAAGATCGATAATCTCTTGGGAAATTTCAATAACAGTTACATGTTCAACTTCTTTATCTTGCATGATAAGGTCGATAGCGATGCCAAGACCCAATCCTGCTATCAGAACTTTTCCCCTTGCGTTTTGAGCCAAGGAGAAAAGGTCTGAGGTTTCAGCAGGGGTATCACTCATTACAGTCGTATTGGGCAATCTAATAAGTCTAGTATATGTCCCAGGTTCAACACAACGAACAGAACCTCCTTGTAGCCCACTTATAACTTCATGAGAGTTATAGGATTCACTATCATTATTCGTTACTTCGAACTTTTCTACTTCCCATAACGAGTTACTACATCGACGGAGACTAGACCTAATTTTTTTACAAGCTTTATCAGCTTTTTCATGATCAAGCATCGGTAGTGTCCCTTTCTGCATGTTTGCCCATCAGATATGTATCAGACACATATTTTAAGATACACCTTCCAATAGAAGGATGAGTTCGCTCTTTGACAGGTTGTACAACCGTTCCTTCTCGAATCTGATCGATATCAGCGACTGTAGTGTTACCTTCGCTAACCTCTTTGATCTTTTCGAGGCTGTACGGTCCTCTGTAAAGCACAGGAACCATTGGAACGCCATACTTCTCACAAATGCTGACTCTATCATCAAAGTCAACATATCTTCCATCAAGCTTTAAACCAAAACAACGAAAAGCAAGTCCATTGATACCGTATCTAAGAGACTGAACTCTTCCATATGTCTCGCCGTAAATCTCGATAACTTTGTGATCTTTTTTAAGACCTTCAAACATATCCTTTACGCTTTGATAGCTATAAGGGAGCCAATACAAATGAGACTTCATTTCTGTATCAGTCTCAGGTCTTTTACGAGGATGCTGTTTAGAGCCGAAGAAAAGTAACTCTCCCTCGCTCTCATCTTGGATCATGCAACCTCTAACTTGTGTTCCATGCAACTTCTCAGTGGCAACGATATCCTCTCCGTCCTCGAAAACATCAACGAAGTTTCGAAGATTTTGGATATCAGTGAACTTGTCAAACAAAGCATGATTGGTTCCAAGAATGTCTCCACCATGACCTTTAACGGGAGGCTCATATTTCTTAGCATCGTAATGCTCGTCAACAGCATCTCCTTCTTTCCAATCAACGTTGTCTGGAAGATCAACGATCAATCCGAAAGAAGGTTCTCCACGAAGTCTAACTTGACGAATACGCATTCCTTGATCTGTTCTTTGACAATAATTTGAGACCCCCATCTCGTCTGTTACTGTCTCTGGGAGTGCAGTATCAGGAGGGAAATAAACGATCAAATCATTCGTTTGATATTTCCCTTTAGGAATTACACATTGCCATCCGTTTACCACACAAAGCTCTAATTTGTCGGCATTCGTTAATGGTTTGACTTCTTTGATTTTACAAACTTTTACAATTAAAATAGACATCTTATTCTTCCTCTAGTTTATCCGTATGTAACACCAGAATGTACCCTGATGTCTGCATCATCACCAAATAGTTCTTTCAATTTCTTTTCTGCTTTTCTAAGTTCTTCGATTACGCCTTCTACGTTTTTGCCTGATTTTAGACTGATACCAACATAAGCGTCTCCGTATTCTTCGGAAGCGTAGTCTAGATCTAATGCTTCGCACATTTCGTATAACTCTTCGTCTGGTTCTATTTCAACAAAAAGTTTGCTCTGACATTTAGGACAGAAGCTATAACCTTGCTCCTTCATAGCATCTCTATCTATGTCGCAACTACAACCTGGTTCGATAGTGGCAGAAGCATCTTTGCCCATCGCTTTCAAATATAACGGCAATAGTTCGCTTTCTGATGTAGTAACTCCCATAATACAAAAAGAGCTACTAGAACTGTTGCTTACAAATCCATTTCTTATTTTCATCGTTTACCTTTCTGCATCTATTGTAAATTGTTTAAAAATCGGGGATATTTTCGATTCCGCCAGAAGTATTTATATCTTCTGGCTTTAGCATGGTATAATCCGCGAATAACTCGACCTGACATTCGAAGAATGCCTTCTTTAATTTAACCTCTTTAATATACTTGAATTTTGAGTCACAATCTCGTTTTTCTGAGATAAAATCATTTAATTTTTGTTCTATCTCTTCTTTAGTCATTTTTTCGTTATCTTCTGGTACGTTTGTTTCTACAGTCTCACCATTTTCATCTTCGACAGTATAAACAAAATCTTGTTCATCATCAAGAGTATGTAGGTAATCATAAAGATCTTTAGAAACAGACGGAGCAATATTGTCTTTAGGCTGTTCTTTTTTAACAACTAAAAGATATTTAGCACTATCAGGGACATCTGCCAAATCGAAACTAATAACTTTGATTTTTTTGATAGGACACATATCCGCGTCTATCTTACCTCCGAAGACACATTCTCTCAATTTGTTAGAAACTTGAGCTTTGAGTTCTCCAGCTAAAAAACCACAAATCTCTTCTCTAAATTTAGTAAATAAATCAACTCTTTCTTTTGTAGGTTCTATCTCTTCGTCCATAAGAGTCTCAAGCATCGCTTGTAATAGAGGATACTTATCAGTATCAAACTTAATCCAAGTATTTATATCGTCGCTGACAAACTCGCCTTGTTGGAAGCGGAAATCATAGTCTACTATTGTTTCTTCATCGTCCATGCTCTTAAGTATAGATTGTGCGACTTTTGCAGCGTTCTCTGTTGTAAATATAGATTCAAATGTTTTCATTTTTTGTTTTTTATCCTTTTCTCTTTTTTCATGGCACTAGCTGCTTTAACTAACCAACGACCTAATTCTTCTACGTCTTTAGGATCGCTGACATAAACAGTTTTCTTTGAGGCAAAGCATACGAATATCTCTTCTCCAGAATGGAGAAAGATTTTCAACCCATCTCTTTTTATAGATCCTAGATTCTTTGCCATAGCCATGTCCATTGTTTGTGTATATGTTTGTTTCGTCATTTTTCTATGATTTTCTTTTCATCCACTTTAAATATTTTTTAATTTTAGCGTTTGACTTAAGGTCTTGTATACTATTGTACTTACGACCAAGGTCTTTTTCGCTAGGAATCAAATCATGTATTGCGTGATGACATTCCCTACAAACAGGTGTCGTCTCGCTCATCTGCTCTCTAGTATATCGTTTCTTAAACCACTTATTCGAATGGACCGTTTTTGGTATAAGATGATGCTCTGTATACCTTTCACAATCAAATTCGCATAAAGAACAAATCATGATTTATCCATGAGTGTTTGCCCAATCTTCTTCTGCCATTTTGGAAGCAACTCGTACAATAATTTCTAAGTCGCAGTCATACAATCCTGATGTACTAAAACCATTTAATTCAAGTAAAAATAATTCGCCATTACTTTCACAAACATCCAAAGTATATATTGGGTCAGGTTCCCATTCTACTGCGTCTACTATGCTCTGAGCATATAATGCAGCTTCACATGTTGTTTCTACCAGTTCTGGTTCTACGTCTTTTCCTAGTCTATATTGACTACCTGTAATTACTTTCTTTTTAGCAACAACAAATCGCCATTCTTTTGTGATGATTTTCGAAGTTGTCACAACAGTTAAAAGTTCAGGGTTTTCATGATAAAAACCGAACCCTAACGTATTTTTATTCATATCTTCAAAAGGAACTGTCGCACCAGCAAACTCTTTAAACCCGCTACTTGGTCGGACGAAAATACATCCATCAACGCCCATCTTATCGTATATAAATTCTTTTTGCCTTAATAGTTCCAAAGCAGGGATCATCATATAGTCTTGGTTTAATAAAAATTTGCCAAAGTAAGTATAATATTTTGAACATTCAAAGTTTTTGAGTGTACAGTATCCACATGGAATCCAAGATTTTTCTCTCAGAAGTTGTCTCATTAAATTGAGACTCCCATAAACCAAAACACAACCGTTATTATCAACCCCTTTTGGATTTTTATACTTGTCACTTTCAAGCGGAATGTGTTTGATCGACTCAAATGATATCCCCTGTCGAGTTAATTCGGTTTTTAATGTGTCAATGTTTTCTTCGAATACTGCATCTTCTAAAAGCCATGTTACTTTTGTATTCATTTTAATCTTCTTTTTTAAGCCATTTAATTGCAGCGTCATAAGCTTTTTGTCTGTTATCGTACCACGATCTTGATTTGTCCATATAAACTGTTGTGTGCATTACAAAGCCGATTTCTTCGTTAAACCATTGAGATATTCCATTGTTCCCATATCTAAAAACAGTATACTTAAATTCGCCTGAAAAAGTTTCTGTATAAATAGCACATTTATATTCAAGTAATTCTTCGTCTATATTTTTCATTTCTATACCTTTTTGAATCTTTCTTCAAGTAATAGATCAAGAAATTCTTTGATTATTCTATATGGTTTACTTCGTACAGTCATGTTATACTTGGGAACTGCAACATCTTTAATCCATCCTCTAAGGTCAGTTCCTTGCTCTGCTGATCTCGCATAAATATCGCAAACCATTTCAGCTATATAGATACGAGGCATATCGGCGATACCTCCCCAATATTCTGGATGATGCTCATTTGTACAATAATGCTGATCCAACGCTTTTTGAAGCAATTCTTTGTTTTCTTCTCTTACTAAATGATTCCATTCTATACCATGAAATTTGGATTTATCATGGCACAAACTATTAGCAATAAGAATTACGGCAAATTCTGGGTCGCCAGCCTCTATTAAGCGTTCGCCCATAAGTTGAGCAGCATCTTGAACCAACTTAATATGCCTAATTAAAGCACTAAGATGCTTTCTACGACTATCATCTAACGTATTAACAACCTCAACATCGACAGTTTTGGTAGAGGTCTTATCACCATTTTTAGGCTTTATTGACATCGTTCTCTCTTTATTTAATGTTTTGACATTGTTCATAATTCTTTAAAACTGAATCAATGTCAATGTTTGTTATTATAAAACCAGACGTATTTGAAATTCCTATTTCTACGCCTTTTTTATTCTTTCCATCTTCGGTTTTATAGCTTACTATTGTATGAATACGTTGAGGGTTTATATGGTAATCTTGTTCTTTCCCTTTTAAGACAAGTAATCCCTTATTCGTATGTATTTTGTCTACCTTTAATTCGATGAATCCATAACTTTTCCTTTGTATTTTTGCCGTTTTTTTAGTCTTAATATTGATTTCGAATGCCGCAGAAGCAACAAAAGCGATAAGAGCCAAAGTCAATACTGTAAGTCCTAACATTCCTGATTTCATCAAGGCATTATACCATTTTTGTTGTCACATTACCAATTATTTATTCTTTTTTAGCCATTCTACTTGATTGGTTACACCTTGAAGAAATGATGTTTTTGGCTGATAACCAAGTAATCGTTCTGCCTTGCTAATGTCAGCATATGTAATGTCTACGTCGCCTGGTTGCATAGGTCTATCTAATATAACAGTAGGATGTCCAACAACTTGACTGATCGTCTCAATCATATCATTTAAAGTTATTGGATTTTTAGAACCAAGATTAATTATTTGATATTCATTACACATATCAATTGCGGATTTGATTCCATCAACTATATCATCTATATAAGTATAGTCACGACTAGAATGCCCATCCCCAAATCTTTCTATAGATTGTCTAGCTAATAGCAATTTAGCAAATTTATTAATAGCTAAATCAGGTCGTTGTTTAGGTCCATAGACAGTAAAGAAACGCAAACAAGTTACAGGCATCTGATAAAGATGATGATATGTATGACATATCAATTCCCCAGCTTTTTTAGTCGCAGCGTATGGACTTATTGGAAAGTCTACTATATCATCCTCGCTAAACGGAACTTTACGATTGTTCCCATAAACACTTGAACTAGATGCGAATATAAATTTAGGAACTTTTTTTTGAGTAATAGCTGATTCTAAAAGATTGATTGTGCCATGAATATTTGTTTCAACATAACCTCTAGGATCTTGTATACTTGGACGAACACCGGCTTTAGCTGCTAAATGAACGATTGCATCAAACTCTGTTGATCCAAAAACTCCACAACATCCAGCACGACCTCGGCAACAAATGTTGGTTTCGACAAATTCAAAATTGTCAGCTTCTAAAAGATCTTGTATGTTAGCTTCTTTTTCTTTTCTACTGTAAAACGGATCAAAATTATCAATCCCAACTACTTCAATTCCTTCAGCTACTAAACTTGTAGAAAGATGTGAGCCAATAAAACCCGCTGCTCCAGTTACTAATATTTTCATCTTATTCTTCCTAAACGTTATTCCATCTATTTTTGTCGGATTTGCTAAGAGGAAATTTTAATCTTTCCTCTACGATAAAGGGTACGGATCGCATTACTTTAATTGAAATTTTAGTTATGCCAAACTGCTCTCCTCTTGATGTGTTAGAATCTATGTCAACACCAGATAAAAGTCTTGCATGTTTTCTTCGTTTATTCGCTTGATATATATCTTCTGCTTCTGTTACGGTTTCTATCGCTTCAACCATTCTTTCTGTCATCTCAAATCCAGTATCTTTTTGACTAACATGACACTTGTTGGCTTGATGTTTAATTTCTGCGATTGAAGGATCTGTGAACATCACAATAAAGTTTTTGTCTGAAGGAGGAAGGATAGGAACATGATTTGTAGGGTATTCCGCAATAAAGATCGATTTCTTATCACGAGAACTTCGTCTGTGTCTATCAGTTATCCAACATGACAAAGCTCGAATAACCATAGTTCTACTATTGAAATTTATAGCATGAGCAGTATCACTGATATGAGGAAGGAAAATTAAAGATGGTTTTTCATATTCCATGAACCAATGAAGCTTTTGCATATCAACGTTATCAATGACTTCTTTTTTATATGTCTTATCGGCTCTAAAATCAACTAATTGTTCTATTTCGTATCCAAGCATTTTAGCCCATGCAACAGTTTCATCCCATCTCTGTCGCATCTTTTTGGTTTTAGAAATGTTTGTTTCTACTCCATGATGCCCAGGCGACATAACAACTATTTTTACGTCATTCGTTTTGTTCAAAAAAGATAGAGATGATCCAAAGTATCTGCCATCATCACCATGCGGTAAAACAATAAGTATTTTGTGATTTTTAGGTAAATCTTTTTCAGTAATAATATGAGGGATCGGAGCAGGAACAACATACCTCTGAACATTTCTAAATTGATACTCTTTAGAGTCTGCCATTAATTTTTACCCGCCAATAAAATTATTCTAAATAGAACCGACAAATACTCCTGATAGGACTCGAACCCACATTTAATTTCGTTTCGAAAACGAAAGCTTATCCATTTAAGCTACAGGAGCGTCAAAAAATATTTAAATGAACCTTTCTTAAAAGCTCGTTAATCAAAATACAACCAATCCAAAGACTAAAACCGATTAAAGCAAACCATCCCAAAGTCAAACCAGTCCAAAGGAAACACTTTTTGTCTTCTTCCCATGGACATCCATATACCCAATAAAAAAATCTAACAATAGAAACCCCCAAACAACCGCTAAGCAAATATAACAACAAATAAATTAAAAAACTCATATTTTATATCTTCTTTATAGTATTACTCATCATCATGCCAATGGCTTCACGCAAATCTATTTTCATTAAACCTTTATGATGAGAGTAAATCTCAAAACTATATTCTCTATCTTCTGTACTTAGAACATCGTCTTCCATGACATCGTAGGAAACTAGATTCATATCTTCAGGAGGAGGATCAATAAACTCACCCTCTTCATCAAATTCTAACTCACTCGAACCGTAAACAGCAATATAAAACGCGATTTTATCATTAGAACATTTCGGATCTTCTGATAAGTCAAAGAAAAATCTTCCATTACCATCATAGTATATATAATTACACAACGTATCAAATTTATCGTAAGCTGTTATCTTGCCTTCAAACATAAGATGTAATTCGTCAATCAAAACTTTATGTAATAAACTTATTTCAAAATCATCTTGAGGAACTACGATAGAAAAATCTTGACCTTCAGATAGCTTGTCATTAAACTCTTCAGCCGACATTTTAATGTATGTAAACATTGTTTCCTCTCCAATTATCTATTCGGCATTATTAGGCTAAGACCTTTAAATATTAAGTTAAAAACTCGTTCCAAGTATATTCGTTTTCTTCGAACCTTTTCTTTATTTTTAAAAGTGTCTTTTTGATAACCTGAGATATTCGTCCTTCAGTACATTCTAATAAAACTCCTATTTTTTTCATTGTAATCCCATCTCGATAATACAACAAAATGATTCGTTCCTCTTCTTTTGATAGACGTTTTGTGACCTCTTTCCAGAAGTCTTTTCGCTCCATCTCGCCTGCTGTATCTTCGGAATATCTTACTATATCGAAAATAGACCAATCTATATCTTCGCCACCAATATCAGCTTCTAACTTCTCTCTCTTCTTGTTGACAGTACAAGTCCTGTCAATGAGCCTCCTATCTCTAAGGTCGTCTATCGTTCTTTTTAAACCAACACTATATATGAGACCAATATTATCATCTATATCTGTCTTTTCAGAACGATCAAATATAGATTTAGCTACAGCTAATCCTACAAAAGAACTTGCCTCTATCTCATCAGCAGGAACGAGAGGTAACTTGCTTTTTAGACTGCCTACAATAAGATTACTTATTTTAAGCCAATCTATTTGTGAAGTTTTTATTTTTTCCATTTTAACGTACTCTAGATGTAGTGCGCGTTGTCAGTTGTAATTCGTCCTCACTGAGACCATGCAACCTACATAACCTTTTTCTCGCATCATAAATGTATTGTTTAATATACTTATTAGTAGTCTCCATTATCTCCATCATCTCGAATATGGTTCTATTTTCTATGTATCTCAGATAAAGAACTTTTGTGTAAAACGCTCCTAAACCATCCGTCAATTCAAACCAAAAATTATCAAAGTTTTCATAGCTTTTCGATTGTATGCAAGTCTCGTCCAAGTTGATATGTTCTACGGTTGTTTTAAGTCCGTCTACTAGTTCTCTTTCGTGAAATTCGTTATATGTTTTTATTTCGTAGTGCGTTTTTCCCGGCCTATTGAGCCATTTCTCTCTCCTCAATATATCAATCGTTTTGAAATAGCCTTTGATTTTGATATGTTTAGTTATATTTTGCCCTTTGTTAGGATCGAATCCTCTGGCTGCAAGCAGACAGCCTTCATTCGCTGCACTTCTTACATCATCTTCTGACAAGAATCTATATCTATCACTCATAGAACTAGCAATGTAATTAATGATTCCAATCCAATCTATCTCTGTTTGTGTGGTTTCCATTATAGGCCCGCGTCTTTAAGAACCTTTTTAGCCTTCTCTATATCTTTTGCTTTTTTATTCTTTTTTCTAGTTGCTAATGCTTTCTTATTCGCAGCAACAAGTTTTTTATTCTTCTCGATCTCTTTGTCAAGTCGTTCTTTTGCCTTGCCAGTTAAATGCTCATTGCTAATTTTCTGTACAAGGAAACCTTCACCTGTAGCCAAATCCCTTATAACACTAAGAGTGGGCTTGTCAATGTTAGTGTGATAAACTCTTTGATAACGATCAACCATCAAATATTCTTTAAGAGCTTTGATCCTATCCTCTCTATCTTTAATGTCTTCAATGTTTATCCAACCATTAGATGTAAGACTTTCTAAAAGCTCTTCCACAACTCCTGCTGGAGTATTCGGATCTTCAATAATAGAAAGAATAGAATCACCAGAATATACGGTTGACTCTACACCATCGATGGCATCACCACATTCATCAAAATTATACTCTTGTGTATTATGGCTGTCTACTACGATTATTTTTAAACTCATTTTTCTACCTCGTAATTTATAGTTAATCTTCCAAAAACATTATACCATATTATATATCACAAATAAAACTTCTAACCCAAATAAGATTAAAGGAAATCGCATAAATATACAATAATATAATTGTGACTCACAAAGGAACTAATATAATGAAAAACATTCTACTTCTACTGTTAAAGACGCAAGACCAAACAAGAATACTTCACTGGCAAACAAAAAGTTATGCCCAACATATAGCTTTCGGTAACTTCTATGACGCTCTAACGCCTTTAATTGACTTACTCGTAGAATGTTATCAAGGTAAATATGATAGAATCTATCTAGACGATGAAAATACAATCGAACTAAAAGATGTCTCAGATAACCCAGAAAGCATATTCTCTGAACTAGGTGATGCTCTTGCAAATGATTTCGCAGATATCATAGATGAAAAAGATACTGATCTATTGAATATCAGAGATGAAATTATAGCAGAAATTAACAAATTAGAATATCTGCTAACGCTTAAATAATTTAGCCATTATTGTTAAAATTGCTTGTAGAAATATTGCAACTAAAACAAAATGAATATTCAAAACTTATATATCTATCTGTATTAAAAGTGCTAACAGAATATTTTAATGGTTGGAGCCACATATCTCTAAGTGTACCTCCTCCTGATGAATAAGACATCTTTCCATCGTTCTTCCACGTTATTGGTCTTCGCATTATCATTTTCATTCTTCTAACCTCGAATAGCCCCAAGATAAAGACCAATTTAAAGACCAAGACAAATTAGATGATGGCTCAGACCAACATATCCACCAAGTCCAAGATTGAGACCAATGATGAGTTGGAGAAGACTGAGACCAAGCATTACATCTATTAGTAACCGTACCATTTCTCATTATCATTTTCATAATAATCTGTCTCTTTCTTTTCTTGAAGAAAAATGACTCTTCATGCCAAAATTAAATGAATGTGTAAAACGTCCAACAACACAAAAAGAACCATATTTGCTTATAGAAAGAGGGAAAAGATAATGATATCCACTATCTGAATGATGATATCTATAACTTAATGGACTGTGAATATCATCGTTTCTTTTTTGTCTTAATATCATCTTCATTATTACTTCCTTAATGGGCCTTGCTGGATTCGAACCAGCCACCTACATTTTATGAGAATGCGGCTCTGCCACTGAGCTAAAGGCCCGATAGACTAATCATCTATTTTACAAGGTGCTTTTCTTTCTGCCCACGCCTTTTTCGCTGCAAGACTACGTTTCTGTCTAGTCGCTTCTTTTTTATTTATAAAACAAAACTGTTCTATAAATCAACTCAGTGCGAGAGGATTCGAACCTCCGGCCTGCGATTCCCAAAACCGCCGCTCTAAAACCAAGCTGAGCTACGCACTGTACTTACAAATCAAAACATATAAATTAAACAATACTCCTAGACTGGGCGAAGTGGGATTCGAACCCACAATCTATCGATTAAGCTACGGTTTAAAAAAACCACTAGGCCAAGCAGGGATCGAACCTGCATCCTTATGGGTAAGAACCATTTGCTCTGCCAAATTGAGCTTTTGGCCTAAGTCGATTGCATTGCCTGTTATGCTACCCGCCCGTCATCATCTTTTAAACGGATGGACAAAACCCAACTTGTGAAAGCCATTAGCTCTGGCAGAAGCTGGGCTCGTCCTAACCGTATATATGACGATTGAAAAACAACCCTAATTCAATTTTTAAATAACTACTAATACTCTAACAGTATATCATACAAACAAACACACTGGCATTAAAATCTTTTAAATGGGAATTTGCGACAAAGAGATTCAAGCCAGATAAACGTATTATATACGTTTCGGCTTGCTGATAGGTGGTTTGGGACGTATAACATCTGCTTGGCTGATGCCGTATGCGACTAAGCAAGATGTAATGTAATTAATCATTTTTTTATCCGTTCTAATCTACGCATCATATTGATGCGAATAGCGGGAATCGGAGTCGAACCGATCTCGCCGAGGATATGAACCTCAGTAGCCCGCCAGGGCTGCTCCCGCGATGTTCTACATATAGTATATCGGAAAGTAAGACACATTCCTACATAAAAATTATTATTTTGAAAAATTATTTCTTATGCGTCTATTTACCTGTAAATAGCATACGCATCGATCTAGCAAATCGTTCTCTAAAACTTAAAGTCTCTTCTTCGATCTTAGGTTTATTAAGAACCAGTGGTTGTACTGGATACTTTGGTCCTTCTGAAGTCATTTGAGGTCTTGTCCCAACCCATTTACCACTACTCGTATTGGGGTCATACATATCACCGTCCATTCCTGCATCACACATAATTATCTCCACTTTATTTTTAACAAATAGCAGGGGCAGGATTTGAACCTGCGACCTCCAGATTATGAGACTGACAAGCTGACCGGACTGCTCTACCCTGCAAGATCTTTATTATAACAACAAACAAGACACATTACAACGAATTAAATATTTTTTTATAAATATTTTTTCTACGAGCCGATTTATACCAATTACAAGTTTTACTTGCTTGTTTGTATTCCTCTGGGAAGTTTGCATAAATTCCATCAATGATTTGTTTGACTGCCTTTTGAATGTAACTTTTTCTTTTTCTTACACCAGCAGAGTTTACACCTTTTAACGCGAGATAGTTGGAAGCGGATGGAACCTCAAATCCGAAGTGTTTCATAATAATATATGCACTTGCTTCGGCGTCTGTTTCTATTTCTTTGTGTCCATAATCAAGTTTATGTTTACCTTTTTCTTTTCTTTCTGCCCAGTGAATTAGTTCGTGAGCTATTTCATGCATAATAGTGCTTGCTTGTCTTACACCAGCAGACTCTACATTGATAGCGACATTACCGCCAGCGGACCATCCTCCAGCAGTGCCAGTGTCTTTTCCAAGATCAACTTGGATACCTACAGAATCTGCAAATTTTATAGCTGCATTTCTGATTGCTGCTGTATAGTCTGTATCTTCATTGTCTCCGCTCATCCAAACATCTCTTGCTATAGGTTCATATGGATTTTTACCATCATTTTTCTTTTTCCATCTTTCTAGAGCGACACCTGTGAATGGTTCTGTATCTGAAATATCAAAAACATTTCCAAGTTTAAACCTTACAAACTTGTCTTCTTCTCCAGTTTGTGGATTTATTCGAACTTGTCCTTGACTATCTTTATTTTTTAACATCATAGGATAGTATATAAGAATACCTCCTAATTGATGATCTTCTTTTCTTTTAACTTGCCTTCCCATTAATTGCCACTTTTTATATGATTGAACTTCTTTAGCTTGACCGCGAGTTTGAAAGAAGATTAACATTTGGTTGAAAAAGCTATAGTTATATAAGCGAGAAGACATAGCTAAGAAATTTTGTATTAATTTGTTTTTTGCTGCATCATCGACTTCTCCTGCCAACATCTCAAGTTGTTGATCTATAAGATTGCCAACTGTTTTTGATTGATCTGATGCAGGAATTCCTTTCAATATATCTTTAAATTTTGTTGCCAAATTATCAACTGTTGCGTCTACATCACCAGGAACGATGAGATCTTCGACTTTAAACTCTGATTGTTTAGGAACATATTTCTCCCCAGCTAACGTACTTTTTGCATATTCAAGACCTTTGGCATTAACTTCAAGATTGAAGATTTGAGCAACTTGATAGACTTCGGCTTCTACGTCAGCAATGTTTTCTTTGGTTACGAGCTTTGTAGGCTTGCCTCTGAACTCGTTATAGCCACTGAATCCAACAACAAACTTAGCGTTAGCTTGTTTCTTTGTTGCTGGATCTGCGTTAACGCTGACAGCAAGATAGCTGCCTTTTTTACCTTTGTTAACAAACGTATCGATAGTACCAACTGGTTGAACGGCAGGACTTGGAGGGGAAGTACCGAGTTGCACATCTCCAGTTGGTACAGGAGCAGGTTCGTTTTGTACAATTTCTTCTTGAGCTAATTTAAAGAATGTTTTAAAAGACATCTCATTTTCCTTTCTAAACTACAGAATATTTACTATTCCACCTTTTTATCTCTTTTTCCTACAAAAGAATAAAAGATTTATTAATTTTTTGTCGAATTATAATATCATGGGAAACTCTTGGTACAAGAAATCAATGCCTACAATAGTTACTGTTGAGGCTAATATAAACAATATAGCTAAGAATATATCAGAAATAGATGGTGTTAAATCAGTTCTTGTTTGGGGATCTTTCGTTAAAAATGCACAAAAGAAAAACTCAGTGATAAGAGACTTAGATATCATAGCTGTGAGTAACATATTCTCAGAAGATCTACTATCAATAACAGATGATAATATCTATTCTCCATTCAATCTATCAGTTCCAGAACTAGAAGATGAAGGTTTTGATCCAAAAGCAGTTCAATTCACAAAAGCTTTCATCAATATTAAAGACTATAATGTAGATCATTGGGCTATATCAAGCGATAAAAAACTACTTCATTGGGGAGCATTCATAGAAAATAAAGACCATTGGGAAGAAATAAG